AACCTAGCTACCCTGATCGGTACCCTGTAAACCCTAACAGCCGCGCCCGTAACGGGGCGCGGCACCATAAAGGATCTATTATGTTACTTATTGTGTTTGCTACCGCTAACGTAGTTTTAGCTTGCTTTGCAAGCGTTACCTAAAACCTAAAACCTAAAACCAAAAAGCAAGGGGCGGCCTTTGCTTTTTGCGGTTTTGGCGCTGGTACCATTTGCCTACCATCGCAGGATATTTCTCAAAAAACCCCCACCCTGTGCGCAGTGCTTTTTTTTTCTATAAAAATTTTGGGTTATTGCGGTAAATGACCCAACTATTTAGGGCAAGGCCAGCTAACTACCCTTGGGCCTTCTGGGTATCCGTTGTGCGGTACGTGTGGTCTAAAAATAAGTATGGCGCTTCCTTTTGGTGCTGCGGCAGCTTTTTGGCCATTACTTCTTGTAAAGCTTACTCGGCCTTTTACTAGGCGTATTTCTGCTGCTTTCCATGCTTGATCGTGCCACCAGTTTGTATCTGTGCAGGCCATTACAATCATTACAACTGTTGCGCCTTGCTGTGCTTGTTCTTTGGCGTGTTGTACCCATTGGTTTACTGTTCTACCGTATGGTGGGTTGCAAAACACGGTACCGTTCCAGTGAGCTTTTAGGCTGTTACGTTTTGCTGGGTTGGGGTGATCAAGGCCAAGGTAGTTTTCACATTTTTTATTGTTTCGGCTTGCTGCCGCATCAAGTGTAAAGCCAAATTCCTTATCAAGTGCGTTGTATAGGGCTGCTGGTGTTCGCCATGCTTGGTCTTTACTACTGTGTAGTGTTTGCCAGATCTTGTTCGCCTTGGACATAGTTGTTGCCTCCTGGTCGTATTTTTAGGGTGTTGTTTTGCTTCTGCTTACCTATAATAAGGGTGTATTGGTGCTAGGGGTAACTTTTGCTGTCATTTATACATTATGCGTGTGTGTGCCGTAGCAGCTTGGCATTAGTTAATTTCCCTGGTGGTTCTAGCTGTGGCAACCCTAAAGCGGGGAAGATATACGCACCGCTTTGCTTAGCTTGCATGCATAGCAAGCCATGGGCCTGGAAACAGGATTAGCTAAAAAAGTAACGCGCAACCGTATATGCCTATAGCGTTCTTGTGTTTGCAAGGGCGTTATAGTGCTTTTTGGAAAAAGTTAAAAACAATGGTAGTGTCGTACCAATAGTGGTTAGAACGGTGCGTTTTTTGTGGTGTACCACCTATAAGGGGTTGGTAACCCTACTTAGGGGTAAGCTCCCCGTTTTGCCCTTTGTGGGTTGCCTGCTGCATCAGCTTTTCCTTTTAGTGGGGTTTGGCTGGTGCGGCACCCTCCTACATTGGTAGCCAATGTGTACGCAGTGCAAGTAACAGAACGCGGATGGCCAGAGCAATTTACATTTGCCCACCACTGCCGCTTTAGGCGCAATACTCTTGTTAGCCTTAGCCGCAACAATAGCGTTGTTGTCAGTACCGTTGGCTACTATGTGCCTCCTGTGGTTAATCAACCTACAGGAGGCACAGTAGAGCGTATTCCAGTATTTAACGCCTACTACCAAACATGCGTGTTTAAAGGTAAGCAAGCAGATACAATAACAGAAGCAACAGGACTACCAATAGACAAAGCAACACTAGATCAAATAGACAACCCCGCAGCAAACAACATGCACAACGCAATGGTCAACCGCTGGGTAAGCAAGCTAGAAAACCAAGGAACAAAAGCCTTAAAGTAAAGGGAGCTAAAAATGCCAGAAACCACAAAAGAGCCAACCGACCTTGATCTATGGTTAGAATCAAGTTGTGCAGGCGCAATAAGACTAGAACCATCAGCAGACTTCGACTACGCCATTTTAGGTGTAGGCACACAGTTTGACCAACAGCCCTGTATTGTGTACAGCATACCCAAAGTGTTAGAGGTGCTGCAAACCGCGCAAAGCATGAGCCAAGAAGAAGCCTGGGAGTGGTTCCACTTTAACATAGCCAATGCTTTTTATGGAGGGGTACAGCCAATGTTTGTAGAACCAACCTGGAAGCCACAACCATAATAAGTTAGACTGGTACTACAATGCGTAAAACCCTACCAGGACACCCAACAGCATGTGCTAAGGGCTGCACAAACAAGTCTACCATGTTGATCTGGGGCCACTGGGTGTGCGCCCAATGCGCCATAGCCTTGATTAACAGTAAAAAGGCCATACCATGGTAAAGCCAACATTCAGGGTAGTGTTTAGGGTTTCCAAAAAGGGAGCGCCTACTGGGCAGCCTTACTTCTGGCTTGAAATACCCGCCGCAGACAAAACAGAAGCGATCCTTACAGCATGGAAAGAAATGACTGTATGTGTAGGGGTATTGTTTTCTGTAGTACACAGGGTTGAGCTAGTAGAGCAAATAGGCCAGCCAAACGACACCCACCTAATAAGCACCCCCATAGCGGCTAATACTTTCCTTTTCCGCAGGGACAGGCTAAAACTGCACGGCGTACCGTTAGAACCCTTAGCAAAGGGTACAAACGTATTCAAGGAGGAGAAAATGCCAATTTACGACTTTGTTTGTGGCAAATGCGAAAAGCAAACAGAAGTAATGCAAAAGTACACAGACCCAAACCCAACCTGCTGTGGAAAAGAAACAAAGCGCATGGTTAGCAAAACCTCCTTTGCCCTAAAGGGTAGGGGTTGGGCATACGACGGCTACGGCGTTGGTAACACAAACCTACTTAAAAAGTAAATGGCAACACTGCGTGACCTATACACCCACCACCAAGCCAACAACGAGGTTGCTTTTTCGTTAACCTACTTGGGGCAAACAGTTTGGTTTGGAATAGTAGGTGGCCCAAAGCAGGGGCTTTGGCTTGTTGAATACAGCCAAACCGCGCAAGCCGCGCAAACGGTAGACTGGGAGCTATTTGGGTGTGACGACCCAGCCAATTGGACAGGATGCCTTGCGCTAGTTTGCGCTGTGTTTAGCAAACTAACAGGTAAGGTTGCGCACGTTGAGCAACTACACAAAGAAATAGCCATTGAAATAATGCCATAAATAGGGCATATAAAGTAAAAGCTACGCATCTTGCGCGGCCAAGCAAGGTAGGCAGCATGAAGATCAACATATCAGCCAGTGACGAAGCAATAACAGTCAGTGAAAAAGATATTGCGCTGGTATTTAAAAAAGATGGCCTATACGCCTACATACCAAGCGAATACAACCCAGACACAAACCCAATACCAGAAATGGTTCCAAAGCATATTGCGCTTGGCCTAATGGCAATGTTTGTAGCCGAAAACCATGAAGACTTTATAGACGCAATAGAGCTTTCGCGTGTTGCTATGGTAGCAACCCAAATGACAGAAAAAATAGCAGAAGAGCACAGGCGTAGAACAGAAGGTAAGGAAAGCATACAACTACAACAAGCGCTAGAGGCAGTAATAAACAGCGTAAGCAGGAAAATAAGTGAAGTATGAGCGGTAAAAAGAAAAAAGCCAAAAAGCCTGCCCCCACCTTTGCCAGCAAGGCCACAAACAGCCCAGAAGCTTCACCAGCGCCAGATCCTAATGCAACCACGCTAAAGCAATTCGAGCAGCTTGAGAGGGAGTCTGATAGCGCCTACGAGGGCATGTTGCTGTGGGCCATGCAAACCCCAGATGCCCGCAACCAACGGATGTTGGCAAAAGCGATAGGTGTAAGCGAAGGAAGCGTAAGGTACTGGAAAGCCAACTACGGTTGGGCTAACCGCATAGCCCGCGTAAAAGACTCAGAGTACGCTGCCTTACATTTGTTCCGTGATCGCCTAAAGCAGTACGTAGGAACCGACAGGGCAGAAATGCTAAGGGCAGCGTTAGATATTGTCCTTTCTACTGCTGGGTATGCACGGCTAAGATCAGAAGTACGAAAACAACGTGTAGGCATAGAGCAAGAGCACCCAGAAGATAAAAGCAGGGCAACCGCCTATAAAAGCGAACTAACAATGGTTGAGCTGGATCAAATAGATCCAAGTAAATACATGCGTGACCTGGCTGGTAGGATCAGGGCAAAGCACCTAAAAGAAGGTGACATAAGCAAACAAATAATGCTTATAGACGCCGTGCTTGGTCTTATTGCAAAGAGAATCCAAACTGGCGAGTTGCAGGTAAAAGTTAGCGACATACCAAGCCTACTAAAAGCACGAGCACTACTAACAGGGCTGCCAACTGAGCAAGTTGCCGTACATCAGCAGGTAGAGCACAGCCACAACCATAACGTAGTGGTAGACACAGTAAGAATGCAAAAAGCTAAAACAACAGGCGACGATCAAGCAGTAATAGAAGCAATGAAAGAAGATGTAGCTGAACTAAGTGTAATCTTGGGCGCAATACCTAAAGAAGCCAACATATTTGATGCAGAAATTATAGAAGTAATGGAGGGATAAGGCAATGTCTTACCTAATAGACGCAATAAGGCAAAACCTACCCTTTGGAAAAGGTAAAAAGCTTCCAGGCCGAAAACACAGGCTCGTAAGTGAAAGGAAGATAGCAGGCCCAAATAGCGGCGCAGATATAAGAATGTACATGGACGCAGAAAGCCTAGCAAAGCTTTTAGACATAGCCAGATCAAGCGCAGCCCAACGTGTCCAAATGAACAACGTAGGGCTTTTAATAAACAAGTACCAAGCAGAAGACGGCCATACTTACGAGTGCTGGTCGCTTATTAGTGGCACGCCAATTCCAGAGCGCGTCCCGCTTATTGATGGCCTAACTAAATGAAAGATAAGAAAGGTAAAACACTAGCCCCAGTGGTGGCTAATATAAAAGAGAATTATCCGTTACTTGGTAACGCGCTAAAACACCACAAAAGCACTCGTGGGACGCCGCTAACCTTTAAAGACAAACCGTATCTAATCGAATTGTATTGCGATGCCCCCAAGGTAGGCTTTGACGCAATGAAAGCAGTGCAGGTGGGGTGGAGTGAATTGCTTATCCAGTTGTGTTTGGAAAGGGCAGGCGAGGCGGGCCGAATTGCCGCTTATGTATTGCCAACGTATCAGCTACGTGATCGGTTTGTTCAGCGCCGTGTACACCCACCATTAGAGCAAGTGGCTTATTACCAAAAAAAGCTACCGAACAATGGGGATCTTGGTAGCTTGAGGATCAAGAAGTTTGGCGAAGGCGCACTGTTGTTTTTGGGTAGCAACACAGTAAACGACTTTATTGAGTTTAGTGCCGACGTTTTGATTGTAGACGAGTTTGATCGCTGTGTACAAGAAAACCTAGCTTTAGCTAAAGACCGCTTGCGTGCAAGCCCATACCCGCAAATGTATAGGGTAGGGAACCCAACAAGACCGCATTACGGGGTAGCTGGCCTATACGAAATAAGTGATGGCCGCAAATGGCACCACCAATGTGAACACTGCGGCGAAAAGCAGCACCTAGAATGGGCGCAGCATGTTGTAGACAGGGACGCAAGTGGCCGCTGGGTAATAAGGGATAAAGCGCGAGCAGCAGGCGGTTGGATACGCCCAATTTGCCGAAAATGTGGCAAGCCGTTTGAAAGGGTAGCAGAAGGCGGAAGTTGGGTAGCCGAAAGGCCAGAACGCACAAGGCGCGGCTACTGTGTGAGCCGCCTAGACGTACTAAGCCAAGACATTAGGCCACTGTGGCACGAATGGTTAGAAGCGCAAGGTAGCGCTGTAAAGCTTTCTGCCTTTTCCACTAGTGTTATGGGTAGACCGTACGAAGCAGAAGGGGCGGCTGTTACTGCCCAGGTTCTTGCTAATGCTGCTGTTGGTGAGCCAATTGATGTTGCTGGGCACAAGTCTTTACAGGATGAGTTTGTTGTGGCGGGTGTAGATGTTGGCTCTAAAGCGCTGCATGTCAACATTGCCATACTAAAGAAAAATGAAGATACAGATAAGCGCACTAGGGTTGGGAGGTTTGTTGGTACAGTGGCAACATTTGACGACCTATACGATATGTTGCTTAGGTTTAGCGTAAATTCAGCAGTAGTTGATAGTAGGCCAGAAATGAGGATGGCACAGGCGCTAAGAGACAAGTGCATGGAAACAGGCGTATGTGATCTATGGTTATGCCAGTTCCACCCGACAGAACGGGTAGGGCGCGAAGCCTATGGCAGGCGCTTGGATTATGGTAGGCGCTTAGTAACTGTAGACCGTACACAATTACTAGATGCAACATTAGACGAAATGCGTACAACCCCACCGCAAAAGGTCTTCCCAGAAGATGTTTGGCACGTACAAGGGTGGCAAGATGAAATGGTTGCATCAAGACGTATGCTAAACGATAGGGGTGATAAGTTTATGTGGGACGAAGGTAACGCAGATGATCACTATAGATTTGCTGACGCTTACGAGCGTGTAGCTGCCGACATGTTAAATACATCAGGTAGCTACATTAGTGAAGATTGGGAATCCTAAAAGAACAACGCACGTTTTTTAGCCTTGGCTGCTATAGTATTATTAAAGTAGTGAAGGTAGTTGAAATGAATGATCCGCTGGCTGAATATGCAAAATCTAGGGAGTGCCTTTTTTGTGGGAAAGAATGGGTGCAGTCGTGTGAGAATTGTCCAGGGTGCGGAGGGCTTACTGCCCCACACGCAAAGCACGGCGAAAAGTTACGTGTTTGGGGTGAGATGCTGCAATGCTTCTTAGAAGAAGGCTTTTCTAGGGATGAGGGAGTTATGCACTCCCCAACATTCCAACAACTTTATGAGGCTTCTCATTACATGCAGCTTGAAGGTAAAAGGCAGGTTTTGAACGAGTGCGGGCCGCCACTTAAGCTAATAATTGGCGGCAAAGAGTAGCTACTCAACAGTGGTACTCTTGAAAAATACAGAAAAACGTAACGCGCACAACCTTCCACATAAAGGGTGGCAGCGGAGCCTATTGCGTTCTACACAACATGTTGGTTTCTAACCACAAATGTAGTATAGGCACATTTATGTAAATCTTCTTTGTGCCGAAAAAGCCGCCTGCATGATACGATAAACAAAATCTTGGGTACGACATGTCTAAACTAAAAATCATCTCCTCACCTATTGTGCCTATGAAAAAGGCGCGTGAAGTCCGCCCTGGTGGTTGGCTTGCGACAGGTATGGCTAAGCCTAACAAATCAATCCGAGAGCGCCTTGGTTGGTCACATAGTGATGATGCGAATGGTACTGCGGTAGGGGGGATAAACTCGTTCTATGCTAACAATAGAAGTTTGTTTCCAGATCAATATTGGCAGCTATATAAAAGCACCCCAGACGTAAGGGCTTGTATTGATAGTATTGCTAGGCGCATCGCTACTTGGGATTGGTATGTAAAAGTAAACTCTGATCCTAGAGATGAGATTGAGTACAGTAGGCTTAGTGAGCAGTCTGCGAAAGTAAGAAACTTCTTAGCCATGCCAAACACTGATGGAACTACATGGCAAGAAATGATGCAAGCAATGGTTACAGACCTATTGTTGTATGATGCAGGTGTGATTGAGCTTGTAAATGATGAGTCTGGCCGAATGTCGGAACTGCAAGTGTGGCTTGGTAGCGAGTTCCTACCTGTAGTGGATGACCGTGGTCATTTGCTGTACTACGAGCAAGACCCAGGGGGTGCAACTGGTGAGTCAGTACAAATAGCACCAGAAGACATTGCTTATTTTAAGATCTATTCAAACACTAGATCTGCACTTGGCTTGCCAATGATGGAAACAGTGATCAATGAGTGTGTGACAGTAGTATTGGCTAGTGAGCACGCAATGTTGGCTTTAGATGCTGATGAGATACCTCCTGGGCTGCTTGTCTTAGGCGGTATTTCTGGGCCTGCTGCTGAGCGAGCAAGAACAGACCTAATGGCAATGAAAGGTAAGGATCACCGTATTCGTGTAGTTACAAGCCCTCAACCGTCTGGGATTGATGCGAAATGGTTAGAGCTTAGGCACACCCCAAAAGACCTGGAGCTACTACAAGTAGTAGCGGAAATGCGCCGTTCAATTTGGCGGGTGTTTGGTGTTATGCCTGTTGAGCTTGGTGAGACAGCAGGCATCCCAAGAGCCGCAGCAGAAATACAGATGGACGTATCTAGTAGTCATTTGATTTCGCCAATACTTGAGCTTATCCAAGCGCGACTAAACGCTCAAATAGTTCCTAAGCTTGTTGATGCAGATGATATTGGTAAACTTTCATTCACATTTGATCGTATTGCCCCCTCTACTGCGGAAGAGAAGCTATCTATGGCTAAGCGGGCTGAGAGCTTGATTAGGCAGGGGGTTCTTACTGTAAATGAAGCAAGGTCAGAAATGGGCTTTATGCCTATTGATGGTGGCGACGTTGCAATGGTGACAACGTCTTATGGCCCAATGCCGTTATCGCAAGTTGCTGCTGGGTATTCTCCTGCTGTAACAGTCCCAATGGGGGACGCTGCTTACGCATCGTTAGATGGGGGAGCTATAGCTACTGATGGTGGTGTAAGCACTGGCGGAACCCCTGATCCAGTATCAACTACCCCAGAAGAAACATTATCGGCTAAAAACCCAAAGATTAATCGCACCCAAACAGTGAAGGTTACGGGTTGGCGGGGGGCCATGCTTTCAGACCCAGGGCTACCGAGCCACTGGGCAGATCCAGAAGCGTTTAAGGGTGAAAGGACGATTGATTTACGTAGCTTAGCGAACGTTGTTAGAGACTATACATTTGAAGTTGCTTCTTTATATGATGGCTTAGTAATTGAAGTTGGTGGCATTATCTCCTCCTCATATAGGGGCGGCGCTATTAGCGTTGAAACTTCTAACCAATCAAAGAAACGCCTTAGTGAAGCGTTTGATGCTTTTGTAGTTAGGTGGGAAATGGCAACTACCCGCTACTATATCAATGCGGCAAGGCTCGGCTATGAAGCAGCCGTGGACTTTATGGAGAATGTGCCTGATATGTCCCCTGTGCAGGTAGCTCTTTCATACCAAAATAAAGCAATGCAATACTTGGTGGATTCAAGTGGGTTGGTTGGTACACTTAAACAGAAGATTGGGCGCATATTAGAGTCAGCTACTTTATCTCAACGTGACCGCGCAGATCAAGTAAGCCCAGAGGATTCGGCTGGGGAAGTGGTAGCCCAAGTAGATAAAGAGCTTGAGGCGCAAGCTTATAGGATTAAGAATTGGAGCGGGAAGCTTGTTGCCTTGGCAAGCCTAGTCATGGTAAGCGCTCTCCGCAGTACAGTAACCATAGAAAACGGGAAGCCTGTTGTTTGGAAATATGATTGGAGGAGCCAGCCTGGTGATAATTGCGTCACTTGCACCACAGAAGGTTCGTCTGGCCCAAGATTATTAAGCGATATTTCTGCATACCCAGCATCAGATACTAAATGCGGCGCTAAGTGCCGATGTGTCCTTGTTATTTACAAATCTGACGAACTAACTGATGTTGAATAGTGTGAAATCCCGTATTATCGGCTAAGTAACGAATCACTGTTAGCCTTGTGTCGGTAGAACTAATATGATACATTCAGTTCATTGACGCCAAACAAGGTGCAGTTTTACTCGGAAATGGATATGAAACTGCGTATAGAATTACCAATTGGCGAAAAAAAGTACACACTGGACTTTGATAAAGACAGTGAGGAAGGTGGCTTATCCAAGTGGGTGGGGCGTTGCCGTATCCCGTGTACGGGTTCTCTCCCAATGCAGGTTCGTCGTGTAGAACTAGCAAGCGAAGGCGGGGAAGAATCCTCTACAACTTTTAGTGAAGAAGGTGACGGCTCAATTTTAATTGAAGGGGTTGCTAGCTCAACCAGTGTTGATTGGCATGGGACAGAGATGAGCCTGACAGCCTTACACGGAATGGCCCAACAATTTAAGGCTGGAGTACCGTATGTCCCAGGCCATTATGAAGATGAATGGGATCAGGTGTTTGGTGTTACTGTTGATGCCTCAGTAGAACAAGGCCAAATAGCTAACGACGCCTTAGCTAAAGGTAATTCTGCTGGCTACCTACTCAAAGTTACTACCGCTTTATATAAAGAAGACAGCAGGGCTAAGCGGCTTTGCTCCTTATTAAGCCAAGGCGCAACCGTTGGTTGTTCCATCGGCGGGTGGTTTACGGAAATGGAAGTAATCACTAATTCTGAAGACGAAGTTGACCGTGTAATTATTAACGGTGTGGAGCTTGATCATCTTGCTGTTACTCGCAGGCCAAGCAATCCAGATAGCTGGATTTCAGATGTGGCGAGGAGTGTGAGTGTGGCCGTAAAGGATTCACGTTCAGTTTTAGATGCTCCTAACTATGAAGTTAGCAATGAAGTTACTAAACGCTGTGGTACTTGTAGACATTTCAGTGGAACAAATTGGTGCGGCGCACATGAGTTTACCGCTTCCCCAGATTATGTTTGTGAATCATTGAGCGTAGAGAGCGGCGAAGAAATTATTGCACCAGCCGATCAAAATGTTGATGTGGTTGTAGATGATGGGCCAGTAAATCCAGATGATCGCACTACCCTCCCACCCGAAGCAACAAGGGCAGCAACATCATTTGCTAATCTTCCGCTTGCACCACCCGACGCCAAGTTCATCAAAAGCCCCTCTCAAATGGTAGAACTAAAAGATAACATATTGGGTACATTGTTCGGTGGTGATCCAGACTGGGATCGGTACCGTAAGGCTTTCCTTTGGTTTGATGAAGAGCGTCCAGAAGAAAAAGATTCATACAAATTAGCAGTCGCTAGGATGTATGATCCAGATGCGCCAGATAATGCCTCTTCACCTGACGGAACCTTGCATGTTTTTTATGATAAATTGCAAACCGTTGCTGAGAGGGTTGAATCGCAAAACCCTGGTATCCCAGAAGAAGATTTGGGTGAGGTAAAAGCTAACTTAGAAAGGTATATTGAAAAGTTTACTGCTGTAGAAGATGAAGATTTGCCGACAGGCGAAGACGAAGAAGCAGAGCTTTCTATACCCAGCCCGCAAGCAAGTACACGAGATGCTTGCGAAGAAGAAAATACGGTAGCCGATACAAATTCTTGCGATAGCGAGGATCTTGAAAAAGAGGCACCTGAGTTCACACCAGAAGAGGCCCGCAATAAAGAGGACACAGTTCCACTTGACAGCGGCGTTAATATGGGTGAAAAATCTTTCAGCGAAGACGCACACCGAGGCGCAGAAGTGAAAGTTGATACAGTCAAAAACCTAAAACAAGAGGAACGCGCCATGAGCGATGTAAAAATCGAAGAAACCGCGCCTGTCACTGAGAACCACGAAGCGAACACGCTAGAGGCAATTGCCCGCAGCATGGACGCTATGCAAGGACTTCTCGGTAAGCTCGTAGAGCGGGACATGGCGCAGACTAAAGAACCCGTGCAGGAAACTGCACCTGAAACCAAAGAGGTTGATGGTAACGTAGAAGCAGAGCTTCGCGAGCGCCTTCAAGCTATGGAAGCTAAGATGGCACGGATGGCGGCTCGCCCTGTTCGTAACGGATTTGCCCATAGCCCGAACGATATGCGTTCTTGCCAGCCTGGTCGCTTGGGTGAGTTTGTTCGCGCAATGGAAGATGTGCAAGGTGGAGCAAGTGCTTTGGCTGCTGTTTGTAAAGAACAAGCCGAACGCCGCTCTATTGAAGGAATCGAAGAACTGCCGTCACGTGGCTCCCTTGAGAAAGACCTTCGGTCTGTACTTGAGGCTGCCTTTGTTGATGGTGTAATCACTGACCCTGACGCCCGTAACGGCTGGAGGTAGACATGAGCGGTATTATTTCCCCACAATGGGCTAACTTAGACAACAATCGTCGTGAGGCTTTTCAGCGTGCAATCAATGTATCGACTGCTGGAACCACACTTATCCAGAACTATGTGAATAAGATCATTCAGCAGCTTACTCTTCGTGAGTTTGGTGCCCTTGGTACTTTGCAACGTCGTCCTGGCCAAGGCTCGCAAGCAATCATCAATCGCCGAACTGGTTCTTTGATGACTTCTGCGAGTGTTTGGGTTGGTGATACGGCTACAGTAGCTGAATCTACTGGTACTTACACACAGGCCACATTCACGTACCAAACCCTTGTTACTCGCGGTAAAGTTACCCGCAAGATGCGTGCCCGTGGCCGCAGCTATGTGGATATCCTTGCAGAAGAGATGACTTGGAAGCTTGATGACTTCAACAATAAGCTTGAGTCTGCACTTTTCATTGGAGACAGCGCCACTGTGACTACACAGATTGATGGTATGCTTTCTCTTGTCGGTGCAGTTTCTGGTCAGGTTGTGGCTAACACCACTGCTGCGGCAGGCGACAGCTTGACGCTTGCAAAGCTTGACTCTGCCATTGATAAGGTCAAGGGAAGTGGATCACGCGCCGATCTTGTTATTTATGCGTCTTACTCAGGAGCGCGTAAGCTTAATGCTGCGCTTTCTGCCCGTCAGCGCTTTGATGACATGGTTGATATTGCGGCTGGTTTCCGTGTCCGTTCATACGACGGTATCCCAATCGTAGTTTCTACGGGTGTGCCTGATGATATGACTTGGTCTGGTAGCGCTATTACGGCGTTTACTGGTGAAACCACAAACCCAACTACAGCGCTTATTGTAATGAACAAGCGCTACAACTGGCTTGAGGAGCTTACCCCAACGACAATGATGCCATTGGCACGCGATGATTCTCAATTTGAGCAGTTCGATCTGTTCTGGGATGGAACGCTTGTTTTCGGAAACACCCTTGGTGGTGCTATCCTTGGCGGTATTGACGTATAGTAAGCAGATTGTTTACTACCATATAGACCTGGCTAACTATTACGGTTGGCCAGGTCTTTGTGTTTCTGATACAGTTAGATTACAATCAGCATTGGAGGTTAGATATGCCCGCTATTACAACTACAGTCCCTAAAGAAGAATCCTACAATTACGTTGTTGGACGAACAGATATAAATACTGAATTACATGACGCACAGGCGTATGAATTCCATTCATACACTGAAAACCAAGACAGCCGATTGATTGAGTTTGGCTCTACGATTTACCACATGCTTTTCTTGCGAACGAGAGAAGCCAAAGAACGCGCTTGCTGCACTGGCTGGATGGATCTTACCCCACAGTGGAATGAGAAGTTAAATTCAATCCGCGTAGAGGCTACAACTGATAGTCAGCGCCAAATCTTGGCTGCGCTTGGAGATGGCGAGTGGCACAACAAGAAATTCATTACAAGCAATAGTACATTCAAAGATACTGAATGGAGAACTGCTATCAAAACATTGATGGATCGTAAATTAGTTGAATGCAACATTTACGGCATGATGAAAGGCCGCGCTTCTAATCGTGGGTACAAGTACAGACTAGTCGTTAACGACTAACAGGGGGATCAGTGGCAGACTTAACAACAAGGGTAAATGTAAAGCGGTTACTGGGTGTTCCCAGTGCTGTGACCATGCACGATGGTCTTATAGATACTTTGCTAGAAGTTGCTGATGAACAAATCATTGCCTATACAGGCATGGCTGCCCTGACCCAAACTACTGTTACAGAGAAGTACAATATTGATGGGTCTGCTGAAACCCAATTTACATTACGCAATTTCCCTATTAGCGCCGTTGCGGCAGTAAAAAGCGCAGGGCAAACATTATCTACTGACAGTTGGTATTTTGAGCCGCGTAGTGGCTTATTGGCCCTATCAGATGCAAGCAGGTTCTTCGCATCAGGTAGACAAAACGTAGAAGTAACATATACTTATGGCTATAGTAGCGTACCAGCAGACCTGACTTATGCTGCATCTCTTATCTGTGCCTATCATTTTAATGTTGGCAGGCACGCAGGTATGAGAAGCGAATCTGGGGGTGGGTACTCTTACAGGGTTTCTGAAAACTACCTACCAGCAGCAGCAGAAGGTATTTTAGCTAAATACAAGAGAATTTTCCCAAAGGAGGGTAACTAATGCCTTTTTACGTAAGAAGAATTGAAGAAGGTGATCCTTCTGGCATTTTGAAAGTGTTTTTACCAACAGCAGTGCTTAAAGCTAAGCGAAACAACGGCCAATGGTATGTTGAAGCTAACTATAGTGGCGTAGTAAACGCATTGCGTGATAATGGTTGGCGCAAAGCAAATGATAAGCGTCAAGCCCAACTGCAAGGCCCACAAAGCTCACCAAAGCCTAAGGCAGCAGCACCTAAAGCTAAGCCACCAGTGAAAAAGGCACAGCCTAAGCCTAAGCCTAAACCAAAAGCAAAGCCAAAGGCTGCCACACCACCTGTGGAATTAAGCCTGCTTGATAGTAGTGTTAAAGTGATTGAAAAATTGCTGCGTTCTGGCGATTACGATGCTTATTTGCAGCCACTTTTAGATGCAGAAAACGCTGGCAAAACTAGAAAAAGCGTTGTCACGCTGCTTGAAGACAGGTTGAGTAAGTAATGAACGTGTTGGTAACAGGAGGCTGTGGTTTTATTGGCCAGCATTTAGTTGAGCGTTTGGCCGCAAACCCCTATGTCACATCTGTATGGGTCTTAGATATCTTAGATAAGACAGCTACAGGTAAGACTCGTATTTCAGAAATTTCAAAGCTGGTCATTGGCAATGTTTGTGACCCTGACTCTGTAAACACAGCTATCGTATCGGCATATTCAAACGGGACTCCGATTGATTTAGTTATGCACTTAGCAGCCCAATCACATGTGGACGAAAGCCTGAAAGACAGCTCAGGTACAATGTATGTGAACGCTGTTGGTACTCAGGTAATAGCGACAGCATGTTCTTATCACGAAATCCCAATGCTTTATTGTAGTACTGATGAAGTGTACGGCCCTTCAGCTATCACTGAGAATGGTGAAGTTGAAAAGAAAGGAGAAGGTGATGCCTTACTTCCAAGCAGCCCGTACAGCGCGGGGAAAGCGGCGGGCGAATTGTCGGTTCGCGCAGAAGGCAGAAGCTTTGGTTTGCAGTTTGCTATTACTAGGGGTTGTAATGCTTTCGGCCCAAATCAATTCCCCGAAAAGTTAATCCCCATTGCTTGCCAAGCACTACAATCACACAGCAAAGTCCCACTGCATGGCGGTGGCAGCCAAATTAGGCAATGGGTTCATGTTTCCGAGTTTGTAGAAACTTTAATGGCGGTTGGCTCTAAGCTTGTAGCTGGAACCTTAATTCACGACACTTACAACATCGCAGGCCCAACAAGCACAACAGTAAGGGAGCTTGTAGAGGGTTTAGCTCTCGTATCAGATTACCCAGAAAGCATGGAGCCTGGTGAAACCGTTGGTGATCGACCAGGCCAAGATGAGGCTTATTACGTTTGCGGCGATAGGTTTTTTAATGAGTTTGGCTGGAGGCCAAAGCGATCTATTTTAGATGAATTCGAGCTTTCAGCGCTCTTGGATTCATATAAGGATATAGAAAGCGTATATATCGCAAACTACACTGTTACACCTATAGCATAGGAGAAGACATGCTTTTTTATAGAGGAAATGAATACATTGGGGTTATCCCTGCGGGGGTGGAATTAAAAGGCCGCCTTGCAGATGGTTTGAGTATGGCAAATTGTGTAGTCAGTTTTGATGATCATAAAAAAGCTGTTTGTGTTGGGAAAATGGGTTTGCTCGAAGAAGGTAAATCCTCGTTTTATAGCGGGGAAAAATTCTTAGTGGTTTGGGGTGATAACGATAAGCAAATGGCAGAACATCTTTCTAACCGACCTAGGCGCTGCATTGTTTATGTTGGTAGTAAGCCCGCTGGGGCCACATCTGAAGCGATGCTTAAGCTTTATGATAAAGATCCATCCCATACTGTTTACCGTTTCGATAATCCAAGCAAAGCAGTACGGGTTGTTGTCTTGTCAGATGAAGATCCAGTTGCCCAAACATACGACGGATCTAAATGGGTAGGCTTAGTAGATAGTAAGCCAAAACCTAAAGTTGTAGCCCCAAAACCCGCCACCCCAAAGGCAACCGACGTAAAGAAAGAAGAAAAGACAAAGAAAGTCGAAAAAAAAGAAAAGTGAGACTAGATACTGCAAAGGAAGTGATTGATACTTTGTCTAAGTATGACAAGGTTATCGTTAGCGGTTGCCAAAGATCAGGTACAACCATTTGTTCACAGATGTTATCTATGGACTTAGGCTGTACGTGGATTGATGAAACTGATGTCGCTAATGATTGGCGGGAGGTTTCACGCCTTTTGTTAGGCGGCGGTACATTCGTACTTCAAGCGCCAGCCTTGTCTTCGAAAATGGATCTTATACCTGAAGATCCAAAATGCGCTATTGTTTGGATGAGAAGACCAAAACAAGAAGTTGTTCGCAGCATGGCTAGGATAAAGTGGAATGTGCATGAGAGACAAGAGAAGTCTTCTTACATTGCAAGGTGGGGGTACCATGATGGGCAACATATTTGGGATATTAAGAAAGATGCTTGGGAAACAAAACAAAAACCAGCCCTAAGTGTTGATTGGTATGAGATTGGGTACCATTCTGAATATGTAGAGGGCCACTTTCTTTTTAAAACAAAATCTTCTAGGGTGGGGCACCTTTGGCAAAATCCAAAGTTTACTAGCCACACAAAGCTCTTAATAGAAGAAGATCCAATGACGGCTAGTATACGCCGCCACCACAAAAGGGGGTAACCATGGCTATAGCTTCTGGGCTTGCTTCACGTTGGTTTACTTTTAGTAGGCGAACAGCATACTTAATGTCCCCCACAACTGCTTCAGCAAGCATGTCTGCTACATACGCTATTCCAGGTGGCGGTAGTTATATAGAGGTAACTATCGCAAGCGGAACAACAGGGAGCGGTACAGTAACCATATCAGGAACAGACACCTCTTCTGTTTCAGCTAACCAAACACTCACCTTCACTGGAAACGGCACCCAAGTAACTACGACCAAGTTTGCCACTATTAGCGGGATCACTACAACAGATTTAGCCGACGAAACTTCTATAGCTACTGTTGCCTTGCAATCGGTAAGTGCTGATGGGACAGCAAATTTAATAAGTGTTGAGGTTGCTTCTAATCGGCCTGTTTGGTTTAACTTTTCTGGGCAACCAAACTATCCCGCCTTGACACAAGGTACGCATGAAATGGACGCAGCCTACCTGCGTATTGATCGTGAAGAAGTTTGGACTCCGCAGGTAGAAGACATTGCAACTGATATACAGACAAATGATCAATGGCTTGTTAGAGCAGTACGTGATGTTCGTATCGGTTACGGTGCAAGAACAGAACATTACTTATTGAGAGCAACAAGATACACAACATAAATCACGCAAAAGCCCAGGAGGTAAGTGTGGAATTAGTCGCCAACTTCAAAAAAGATACAGTAAATCAATTTGATATTATTGTCCCAACAATGGGGTCATTAGATCTTATTGTCCCAGCTATTGAACGTATTCTTTTTCACACTAAGAAATCAAAATTCAAACTTGTTGTCGTGAATAATCCAACAAGCAAGGGTAAAGCGGAAGCTGCGCTTTCTAAAAAAGAAGTTGAGAAGCTTTGTTCTGAATTCAACTCTACAGGATCTAATGGGATAGTAAACCAGTGTGTTGAGCTAAATTGGTTAGACATGGACTCACCCGCTGGGTGGGTTGGTGCGGTCAATTTTGGCTTATTTAGCATTTTACATTTTGCACCCACTGTCATCATTATGAATGATGATGTAATCGTCACTAATAAATGGGCCGAAAAGTTAGATAATGCCCTTAATACAGATCGCATTTGGTTTGAAAGTAAGGTGGATTTAGACGGTGGTTATTACGAATCAGATGGCGATTCAATTGCTTCCTATGGAAGGGTTGGCGCTGTTGGCCCACTGTCTACACAGGTTGCAGGGCAACAGTCTATTCAACAGGGAGATATACAGGGGAACGCTTTAGAATTTTATACGCATGGTGCATACAAAGTCTTGGATGACTTTGTTCGTTCCTGGGAGCCAGGGAAATCTGGCCGCGTACTTAATACAGACTTTCTTTCTGGTTTCTGCGTTGCATACAAAAGAGAGTGTATCGAAGAATTAGTCCAACAGGGTGAAGATGGTCACCCTTTTTTCCTAGACCCCCACTTTGGAATCGGAGGGTACGATGATAATGATGTTGCAGCCCGCGCCGACCAGTCTGGGTGGAAATTAGGGGTTGCTTCTGATTGTTATGTCCACCATAAAGGTCACCAAACTTTAGACAAGCACTTCCCAGAACTTGAGCGCGGGCTTGCGAATGTTGGGCCTTACGTTGAAAAATGGGGCGCAGTCAATACAACCGATAAGAAGATCATTGGTTGTATGCGGGTAAAGCTCAATACTATGCACGATGTAGGCATGTTTTATGAGTGTGTTCGCCGTAATTCTCAAATGATTGATGGGCTTGCCGTTTTAATGACAGGCAACCCGTATGAGGTAACACAGGCGTTTGATTGGAATGGTAATGCCCTAGACCCAAATGCCCAAAAAATGATTGCTTCTTGCGGAGAAGCAAGTAGCCCCCAAAGTATTGCCAATGCAGTGAAAGTATGGCTAGAATCCGCAGTTAGTGAAAATGATCATGATGTGCCCGTTATTACTGATACATGGCACGGTAAATTTAATGAGCGAGATGAGCGCAATAAGTCTATTGAAATGGCTGAGTCTCTAGATGCTGATTGGGTATTTTCTATTGATCACGATGAGTTTTTAGAAGATCGGGTTGATCGCCAATTGTTTCGTCGGCTTATTGCCCACCCAAACCCCCTTGTAAAATCATTTGACTTTGGATGGCTAAACCACTGGGACACTACCCGTGTTTGCCGAGTAGACGCGCCTTGGTGCAATGGGTACGTTGGTGGGATGCACGGTGCTAGATTGTGGAAGGTTAATAAGTCTGAACACGCTAAAGGAAGGATTACAGGTGGTAGGACTGACGGTGAAAATGACGTTGGGCTGCACTGCGGTAATTCGCCAGACTTTACCGTCCTTTCTCGCCGTGTATCTGGTATTCGGTTTAGACATTTTGGGTACATTCGCCATGCAGATCGTATTCGCAAGCACCAGTTCTATACAACGATTGATCCAAACCCAAACATGGTTTTAACTGGTGGGGGATATAGCCACCTTGTTGACGAAGAGAACATGAAGCTAAGCCCTTATGTGGCTCATAATGGTATTGCTTTTTCTATGCTTCTCCATAAGGCTGATCAGATCGGCGGCCTTTATCGCTTCTTAGACCATACCTATGCCCTCTGCGATCAAATCGTATTGGTCTGGACTGGCCCTAAAGGCACAAAGCCCCCTGAGTCTATGAAGACTGTGGCCAAAGCGTTTGGGGCGTCTTGGGTCTACAAGCCGTTCAATAATGATCTTGCGGAAGTACGCAATGCTGGCCTTGATCATATCCGTGAAACCAAACGCGAAGCTACGCGGTGGTTCTTTACTATGGATGATGACGAGCATTTGCGGCAAGACTTTATGTCATGCCTCTCTTTACGCCGAATGGCAGAGTGCTCTAATACTTGGGGCTGGATGTTGAAATTTAGAAATTGGCGTGACGACGGTACTTTCAACTACAGCGAAACAATTAGAATGTTCCTCATAGATCCTAACGGTGTAATGAAATACGCCAACAGGGTGCATGAAAGCGTAGAAGCTTCAATCTTAAAGATTAAAAACATGGGGCTGCACCCACAAGTTCGGTTTGCACCATTTGAAGTTGATCATATTGGCTTGGGTCTTAGTAAAGATCAAATGCAAGCAAAGCTTGAGTTTTACACCAAGCTCTTGGAAATGCAGTTGTTAGAAGACCCAACTAATACTGGTGGGTGGTGTTCTTTAGGTTTGCAGTTTATGAATGATGGCCAAACAGAAGAAGCTAGGATCTGTTTCCAAAACTCAGTTGCGGTTGCTGGGGATTCTTACCTTGGGTTTAGAGAACTTGCTACTTGGCACCTACGGCAAGCATTCGGGTTGCTCATTGGTGCTGACGAACGCTTATCTCCAGCACACCCCGTTAAAGAATTGTTGCACCAACAGCTTGCTTTCTTGAAAGAATTCTGCCCACCATTCCCTGTCTCTGGAAGCGCCTCTGAAGGCAATCCTATTAAGACAAATGTTGATTTACAGGCCCTCCAAGAAAGCTTTATTAAAGCAATGTCTGAGATTGCATCATTTGATACGGAGGATACAGAACTTCAGATCCCAGACGACTTTGGTGGTACAGTAGTAGAGTCTACTGAAAACAGGGTGTAGTTATGTCTGGAGTAACGCTAAAAATTAACTCTTCAGATATGGCTATCGCTAAAAGGCTTCTACGAAAGCTGCCCAAGAAAATGAAAGGTAGGATTAGTAAAGATGCCCTTACTAAGGGGACAAGCGTTTATGTAGAAAAGTTTTTAAAACCAGCTTTAGACAAGCGTGATCATACTTTGAGCCACCTTGCTGCACTTGGTCACCCGTATGCAAGAAAACACGGGTCAATACAAATACACAGCAAGAACCCTTGGGTTGTACACCGTAGGACTGGTGCTTTATACAACAGTATTCGTTCTGAAATTAAGACTTCATTTACGGGGCATTCAGTAAGGGTTTACCCTGACTTAGGTGCTGCGCCGCACATCAGGTATGTATTTAGCGGAACCAGGAATATGCTGCCAAGAGATCCTTTTACAGGGGTGAAAAAGAAAGCTAAGGCAGATATTGAGTTTGCAGTTATCAATCACATAATGGATGAAATGGATAAATTATAGTGGCGCGTTTTGTAAATATAGAATCAACCAAGCTTTTGGTAAGATCGGTACTATTGGCCGATGCAAGTGTTTCTGCGCTTGTTGGAAACAGGGTTTGGGGGGCACACTTTCAGGACTCTGATGGTAAAACAGTAACATACCCAATGGTTATTATTGACTTTCAGGCTGGCACTGTTGGCTCTAATGGAGTGTATGAAGAAGTGTCCATGGACTTGTATGCTTATGGCAGAAAAAGTTCAGGGTTTACTTTAGAATTATACCAAGCGTGTTTTGAAGCATTACAGAACGCCACTTTACGAAAGGATGGCATCCCTGTAGCTGGGTATTGTGTTGAAACATTGCGCCCTTTAGAAGGGTGGAATGAAAATGTACGCGCTTATTTTGCACAAGGGCAGTACAAATTACGCATTTCACATAGGGAGTTATAATGAGAACCCAAGACTGGAGAGCGTCAAACGCGCCAAATGGGCCACAATCAATTGTCAAATGCCCAGATTGTTCTAAAAATATTTTTGTAATAGAACGAGGCCAATCAATTTCCCTAAAAGGCAAAGGGGAACTTGTTGAAAAAACCTGCAATTGTGGTTGCTCTATTAAGATTAGGATTATTGAAAATGCAAGCTAACCAAAAAAACCAACCGTACCAAGACGGTGTTTCAGAACGCCTTCAAAAAATGGAAATGGTAATCCACGAGATTGACTCCCAGTTACAGCATGTGCAGGCTATGGTTATCGTTGCCAACAATTCTTCGAGCGAACAAGATGTTACACATGATTCAAAACACCCGATGCGGGATGATGTTTGGGCTTGCCAGAATTGTGGAGCTAGGTTGGGCATTTATAACAAAGAGCGCGAAGAGCTACGGGTAAGGTACAAAGATTTTGTTGCTTATGTCACCCCTGGGGTTGGGGGCAAAACAATGGTGCCATGTCGCCGTTGTGGTGAACAAAATACGTTGAAAGACGAAAGATAACCACATGAATGTAGACTAAAATACAGATACGTGGTATTCAGTATCTAAGCATTGGACGCCTAACAGGTGCAGCATAATTTTGTAAACCATAACTAAGAGGCGATCCGATGCCATATAATGTTCCCACTATTACAACCAACGATATTTCGTTTGGCCCTGCTGTTCTTTTTCTCGGCCCTGCTGGCGCTACCCCAACTGTAGATGTTGGCGCTATTGCAGAAGATGGCGTTTCTATTGAAATGTCTGCCGAAAAGAAAGTTATTACTCAGGGTAACCCTAAGTTGAATGTTTATACGTTCACTCAAGCACAGTCAGTCATGGCTAAGTTTACCAGTATTGAGTGGGACTTTATGAACATGGGCCGCGCCCTTGGTGCAGGAGCAACCCATTCGTCTGGTACAGAGCTTCGTTGGGGTGGTGATCCACTTGTTGAAGAGCTTGCCCTTCACATCCAACACTACATGGCAGTTACAGGCAACACCATGAACGTTTACTTGTGGAAGTGCGTTAGTGAAAGTGGAGTGTCTCCATCTTTCGGTGCAGACGAACATTCGTTTGAATATAGCTTCCAGGCTCTCCGCAGCACTACTGATTGGGCTTCTGCATCGCTTCCAGCGACCGAGCAGTTAGTCAAGTTCAAGCGGGACGTATAATATTTAGATTTAGCCTCTCAGCTAAATGTGCCACGAAGGGGTGCCTGCTACGGACAGCAGGTGCCTCTTCTTTTTTTGCCTGTTACTTTAGTCAAAAGTACGATATGGATATATTGAAGCCTATGCTATTTTAGTGCTTGTAAATAATACAGTCATAAACACGCCCTAGGAGGTGAATATGCAAGAGCAAACAGAGACTACGCCACCAGCAACCCCAACCGTAAACGGGGTAGTTGACGAGGTAGCACAAGATAAGCAGTTTTTTGAGCAAATGGAATCATTGCTGTCCAAGCTTGTCCCACCAGATGAAGTGGTGCTGACGACTTGCACAGGCAACAAAATTACCCTCCCAGGAACGATTGCTGCACGCCAGCAAATCAAAGTATTCCGACTGATGCGGAGCTTGTTTGATGAAGGTGAGATCAAGAATATCTTATCTGCATTTTCGGGTGAAGCCGAATCAAGCATTATTGATATTGTCCTTTCCATTGCTACAAATGAAGTGATCGCAGAAAAGCTTGGTGAAATTTTCACTGCTGCGTACCCAACAGCACTTGCTGGAGAAGACCCGCTTGATGTGTTGCCGCTAGAGGAGTTGATTACATCACTTGTCCCTTTTTCCGAACGCTTCATCAAGAAACTGGGGATGGGGGTAGCGACTCTAGGGAAGAACGCGATGGAGCTTCAGGAAAACTAAACATAGAGGATTTAGAGAGGGGGCTTGGCTTGATGTTTGTATCAGGCTGGAAACTGGACGAAGTACTAGACCTCTCTTGGGAACAATTAAGGCTGTGTATTTACTGCATGGTTTCTTACAAAATGGAACAAGTAAATATGTTGGCCGAAATGGCGACAACTGCTCTTGGGGGCAAGGTAAAGAAAAAAGGTAAATCGGGTACTAAAAAAGAGGCATCTAAAAAAGATAAAGCTTCAAAAGAACAAGCAATGTTACACTCAATCAAATCTGCTGGGTTTAATTTTGATTAGATACAGTTCTGAAATATTGGTGTAAATGAGCTAATGTATAGTGGGTAATTCGGGGAAAATTTAAGGTGAGCATTAAAAATGAAATAGGCTTTGTCCTTAAACTCAGCGCTCAGAAGTTTACTGCTGGTGCAAGCGCAGCTACATCTTCGTTACAACAATTAGATAATGCAGCAAAAAATATAGGTAAATCCTTAGATAAGCACACAGGGCGTGCTTTAAAGAGAACCACCCAAGCCTTTACTGGCTTGATGGCTGCAAGCGCAGTTGTTGGTGCTCGGTTTGATCGTGAAATGACCTTTATGGGTGCGATCACGCAAGCGACAAGCCAAGAAATGGAGGGGATGACTGAAAAAGCCAGGGAGCTTGGCCGCAGCACCATGTTTAGTGCGACCCAAGCTGCCCAAGCCATGCAGAACCTTGCTCGTGCTGGTATGACTACAAACGAGATCATGGAGGCTTCTGGGCCTGCGTTGATGCTTGCTGGTGCTGCTGGTACAGATATGACTACAGCAACAAACTTGCTGGCAGCAACACTCGCTCAGTTTAACCTTGATGCGACTGAATCTAGCAGGGTTACGGATGTATTCGCTACAGCAATTACAAGCTCTCTATTTGATGTAAACAGCCTTAAAGAGGCTATGAAGTATGCTGGTACGGTTGGTCAAGCTTTTGGCATGTCCATTGAGGAAAGTACGGCTGCTGTAGCGCAATTTAGGAATATTGGTCTAGAAGGAAGTTTGGCTGGTACTAACTTCCGTATGGCTATGCAGTCGGCGGCTGTAGAAACGGAGAAAAAGCGCCGTACTTTGCAAAAACTTGGCCTCACAATGGCCGACATTAACCCCCAGTACCACACTTTTGGGGACATTCTAGAAACACTGGGTAATACATCAGCAGATGTTGGGGATTCTCTTGAGATCTTTGGCCGAAGGGCTGGCGCTAACATGGCTGGCCTTATTGATAATGCTAGGCAAGGAAACGACGAATACGGTGAACTTCTTAGTACACTAGAGTCTTCTGTTGGCCAAACTGATCGCTTGTACCAACAAGCCACAGACAATATTTTAGATCAAGCCATTATTGTAAAGTCAGCATTTCAAGACATATTGCTTTCGATCTTTGGTACTTACCAAGAACCTATGTCGAATATGCTTACCACAATAGCATCTTCGTTAAACAAAACTTCAGAATCTATACAGGCAGATGCGGATAAAACGGAAAACGCCTGGACTAGGATGATGGAGCGCATTGAAGTCTACTTTATCTTAAATGCAGGCAATTGGGGTGAAATCATAACCAACCTAATGGTAAAAGTGGCGAACGTAGCCGTCACATTTATTAGGTGGCTGCCCATCCTTGCAGATATCGCTACAGTTATGGCTACAATATGGGCTGTAAATAAAGTCCGAGCGTTTTCAACAGTGATAACTGGGACAGTAATCCCAGCTATGAGGAGTTTAGCTGTTGCGGCTACACAAGCGGGGACAGCCCAAAGAGGCTTTGGTGGCGCTGGCGCTATGTTTAGCAAGGCGGGCTTGGCTACCCTTGGAAAAGGGTTAGCGAAAGGCGCAATGAGGCTTACTGGGTACGGGGTGGCCATTTGGGGGGCGACTAAACTTGTAGGCCCGTTGACAAGCGGCCTTAGGAAGCTGTTTGGAATGACCAATAATGTTGGTGATGCACAGGAGCGTGCTGCCCAAGCAATGCGGAGGTACAGAGAGCAGCTTGATGAGGTTAAGAAGGCAACGGATAGATTCTATTCCGTAGCTTCAAGTCAAACTAATAGATGGGCATTACAGCAACTAGAAGCAGCAAGAAGCGGGGACGAGCTTTCAAATTCACAAAGGCACGAATTAGAAACTTTGGCTGAGCTTGAGGCTGGGCAAGTAAGGGCGGCTATTGCAGCAGGCCAAATGCTTATAGTAAAGCGTGAATTGAATGGCGCAATGGTAGATCAAATTGCTACCCAAAGGCAATTGGCTGACGCCATGGTTGCTGGTGAACAAGCAGGCGCTACAGATGAAGAGTTAGAAGCAGCAGCACAAGCAAATGTTGACCGAATAACTTACCGACAGACTTTAGAAGATGATTATTACAACGGAACTGCTAAGCAAGCAAGAGAGCTTAGGCAACTGCTTGAGGATCTTAACCAGCCCACACATACACAGAGAAGGTATAGGGAACAAATTCTTCTATCGCAGGCGGATTCGCTTGGACTAGAATACGAAAGTGTAGACGCAGCTAGAGTGCTGTTAGAGTTGCTTAATCGCAGAGCAGCAGAAGAGCGGGCAATATTAGATAACAACAAGCGACTTGCTGATCTTGAGCTAGAAAGGGCGAGAGCTAGAACACAAGCCGTTGAAGATGCTGCTGCTGCTGAACAAGCCAGGGAAGACGAAGCAGCAGCTAAGAAATGGCGCAGTGCTTGGGAGGCTGCCCTTAAAGCCGTAGAAAAAGCTCACAGAAAAATACGCGAGGATTGGCGGGATTCAAGAGCAACTGACAATGAACTGATCGGGATAGAATTTGAACGTAGGGTTAGGGATTTAAGGGAAACCTACCAAACAGCTATTGACCTAGTAGGGCAGGCTTCAAGAAGAGGGACGGCACTATTAGAACAATTCTATAGAGATGTCCGCAGGATGCAGCTGACATTGGCTAACGAGTATGTAAAGGCGGTAGCAGAAAGCAACCGTGAAGCTCACCAAGAACTAATGTTGTCAGAGCTTGTACATTCACAGGATGTAGCAAAAGAGCGACTAAGAATCGCTTTACGTAATGAAGGAGATATTGCCCGTAATTCCTACGCTGCCGTTGAGGGTAATGCGGTTGCACAACGGCGTATATGGGAAGCATGGCTAGAACGCAAAGCTATACTGGAGGAAGAGACTGACGCGGAAATAGCTAATATAAATTATGAACACGCACTAGAAGCAAGCGAAGCCTATCTTGATTTATCTCAAGAAGGGGAAACCGAACGTTTTCAGATAGTGGCCAAGTGGTCAAGGAAGGTTGCAAATCTCCATGAGTCTGAAATTGAGAGAAGAAATACATACGAACGCACAATGGCTCTTGAGCTTGCACGGTATGATCGTGAGCTACGTAAAGAAACGTATGAATATGTAGGGAGAGAAGCAGAAGCTACATTGATGGAGCTATACGATAAGCTCCGAACAGCAGCCGACATACAAAACGACATATTGCGCGGGCAATTTGAAGCGGTTGTTCTAGGCCAAATAGATGAGCAGAAGAAAAGGCTTTGGTTAGAGCAAAACTTTGGGTTTGTCTTAAATGAGTTGGGCGAGCTTGGTCAAGAGATAGCTTACAAATTTGCAGGGGTATTCAGAGGTATTGCCAATGCAACTGTGGGGGTATGGTCAGCGATCACCCCTGCCATCGGAAAGACTGTTGGTGGGCTGTTTAGCCTTATGGGTACTGGGGCAGAAACCCTTGGGTTCCAGATTAGGTTTGCGCTTGGAACCGCAATAGAGTCTGCATGGGATACAGTAAAAGGCCCGCTTGCCACAGGGTTTACCGTAGTTGCTAAAAGCGTCAAAGGCGTGGGCTTTGCCTTAAAGGCGGTAAAAGCCACCCTAGGGGCCATGGTGAGCATTGTAGGCGCAGTCGGGGGCGCTTGGACTAAGGTAACAGACATTGTTGCGCGGTTTACAGGGCTAAGCATTGACGTACTTGGAACCCTTAGTGAAGCCAGGGATCTAATGAAAGAACGCGCTGATCTGCAAGAGGAGATCAATAGCGGGCAGCTAACAGGTGATGACCTAACAGATGCCCAAGCACGTTTAGCAGAAATGCCAGCGTCAGCAGGCGCAGCAGCAGCCCAAATGATCGCAGATCAATTTACAGAAGCCACCAGCTTCTTTAAGAATCTTACCAACTCCCTACCAGCTATCTTTACTGAGATAATGGCTCAGGTGCCTGTATTTGTAGCTGCAATTGGGGAAACGATTCCAAGCCTAATGGGTGTCGTTGCAAACAACATCGGGCCTCTAGTAAACGCTTTACTTGATGGTGTGCTGTCTCTTGTTGATGCTGTGATTGACTCTCTTCCAAATGTCATCATTGCTATTACAGACATGATTCCTGGGTTTATCGGGAAGCTTATGGACGCGGCCCCCCGTATCCTTGAGTTTGTATTTGAAGCTATCGCCTACATTATTGGGGAGATTCCAAAGTTTGTAGATGTGATTGTAGCTAAGCTTCCGTCACTCATTACAGCTTTAATGGATGGCCTTGTAGATGTAGTGGTAGCACTAATGCAAGCGGCTCCAAAAATCCTAAAATCATTGGCCGATGCTTTGCCAAGCCTGATTGGGCCACTCATGGAAGGTGTGGTTGCTATCATTATTGGTATATCTGAGAACTTAGGGCCAATAATCATGGCGGTAGTAAATGCAATACCAGATATTGCTGCTGCGATTGTCAATGCACTCCCACAAATCGTGCTTGCTTTAGGGGAGCTTATGTTCACCCTTATTAGGGATTTGATAAAACTTACCCTTACCGTAGTCCCTGCCTTGATCATTATGATCCCAAGGTTCTTCGCAGAGGTCGCTAACAACTTCTGGGCATTGCTAGATAGTGCTTTCGGCAAGATCAAAGATTGGTGGAATAACTTTGACTTTAGCCAATTCATGGATGGGCTTGGCGATGCTATTTGGAATGGGCTGAAACAAATGGTTGGGTTCTTTAGAGACTTAATCAAAGAGATTGTAACTTTAGGGTATGCGGAAACACAGTCATTTGGGGACACCCCAGAAGTAATGACCGCTGGATCAGGTGGGGCGCTTACAAGGTTTGCTCCTGGCGATTTGTTCTTAGCCGCAAAAACTCCAGCAGGTTTGCTGAAACAACTTGCAGGATCTCTTGGCTCAATGGGGCTTAGCAGCCCATCAGCACCAGAAATGGATTTAAGCGCAATACCATCTATGGTTAGCGCATTAGGTAACGCTGTTCTTACAACTGGCAGTTCGGGTGGCGGGGACTTAAGGGTAACAGTAGTTGCAGAAGGAAAAACATTAGACGATGTGCTTTATACCGCTGGAAAGCGTGGGCACACACCATCACTTAAGCAAGACTTGCGAAGAGCGTCGGGGGCCACTGTTGGCTTAGATCGCGGTCGCTTTTCTAGCCAAAGCTAAGGGGTAAAGATGGCTTGGGTTTGGCATCATGGGTTTGAAACTGGTTTAGCTTACACAGGCTATAAAAACAGCATTTCTACAGGCGGGGCTTACGGGGCTTCTGGTTGGGTTGTAATCGATGATGGGTCTGGTAACTATCCTGACTTTGCAAGCACGACTGTACACCCTTCTGGCAGCGCTACAGGCGGTGCTGAAAGTGACTACTCTCTAAAATTAGATAGAGAGAACCAGAAAGCAGGCCCAATGGCGCTGCGATCAGATGCTTCTGGGACAGCAGAGGCGTTTGCTGGGTTGTCTATTTCGTTTGCTTTTAGAGCAGAAGGAACAGTAAGTACCAGCGGAAGCCCAATAACAGTCGTCAAAAGAAACGCTGGCGGTGCTTCTGCTGGCTTTTCTGTCACCCCTGTAGCTGGCGGGGGAGGGGACTTTTCCCTGGGCTTATCACTAGAAACAGATGGCACATCACCAGTAGCTAAGGCTACACCTACCGCACTAAGTTCAAACACTTGGTATTGGATTACAGTAGGAGCATCTAATTCTGGTGGAAACAGGTACTACAGGCTCTACATAAATGGTGTGCTTGAAATCCAAATCATAGATGCTGGAAGTGCTATAAACTGGCGTACATTTGAGTTTGGATGGCCAGGTTCAAGCGGCGTTCAAGATTTCTTTTTCGATGATGTTGTTGTTTATAATCAACCAGAGATTTTCTCAGATATAGATTCGTCAAATACAGACTCTTGTAACCAAAGGCACCATATCTTTGGGCTTCCAACTGCAAGGGTTGTAGAGCGCGATTACTTTACTACTGATTCAGGCGCAACAGGCGAAAGCGATCTACTGACTGCGCTTCAAACCAAAAACCTGACCACTTACCTAAAAGTAACAAGCGCTACAGCCAAGACGCTAAAGCTTAACGTAAAGTCTGCTTCTGCTGTAATTGACACAGAATATGTGCCGCCAACTATCGTGTCTGTTTCCGCCGCTGTTCCACTTATGATGGATTCTGTTGGTTCGGAATGTGGTGTTGTCCTTTTGCGTGATGGTGTTCAAAAATCCGCCACTGGTACTTATAGCGGATCAACCCGTACTGAAGGTTATGGGGGCACTACAACATACGATGACGGCGTTTTAATGCAGGTGCCAGCATACGGATCTGGCTTTAGTGCAAGCGATGTTATTGAGCTTGAGGATATTGATCGGGCTAATTTAACTTTAGAAGTCACCATAGCGCCGACAACCGCCTTTTCTATATCTAAGGTTTATTCTGCAATAGTTGAAGTCCTTTGGAATAAGAAGCGAAGAGCATCAAAAGCATCTACAAGAACAGACATTGAGCCTAAAGCCGCGCTGATCTTCCAAGATCCAGAACTACTAAAAGACAACAAAGACGATACTACCGCTGCAATAGGGTACAGCTTCACCCAAAGAAGCCCAATGCAAGGGGTAACATCACCAGATACTTCAAACGACGGCAGTATGCTTGCCTTCCTTCAGGGCGACTGGAATGAAGATAAAGGTGAAGTTAACGCGAGAACACCACAAGACATTAACCTTCAAGTATGCCAAAGCGGTGGGTTGCTGTCTGGTTCAGAATGGATGTGGGGGTACAAAGAATTCCCAGAAAACCCAGCAAGCAGCTTCTATATGGGGTACAGCGATCCAAAGCTCCCTTGGACAGCTTATGAGCCATTTGCGAACGGCACAGCTACCCTTGGCGCAGGGGGCGGCGTTGGTGAATTTTTAGAGGTTGCATACTCTAGTAAATTTGATCGAGTGTTGTTCTTCAGGCTTAGGGCTGGACAATTTGAAATAGCTTACAAAAACAACAGCATGTATGGGACTTACGACAGTGGGTACGAAACCATATTCAGCTACGCAAAGTTGTACCAAGACACTGCTGGCCACCTAAATACATCTGGTACCAATGTCACCAATTATATGCGTGACCTAACTACCGACAATTGGGGCTTTAGTGTTGTAGAAACTGATGATGGTGTAATGCACCTATTCATTGGGTACAAAACACCAAAGCACAGCCCCATGACGGCTGTCGGCGCTATAGATGCTTCTGATATTGCGAGGTACACATCTGATGATGGTGGCCTAAATTGGAGATTTGAAGAAGACGGGATCTTAGAGAAGTATTTTGAAGGGCCAACCCTTACCGACTTTTTCCAAGTAGCTGTTTCTGGGAACTGGTTTTACATGGGGCTACTGGAAATTGGGATCTCTGAAAAAACAAGAGGTTTCTACTCACTAATCTCTAGCAACCAAGGTGCTTCTTGGGTGCAGGGTTACCCAGCAGATCCCAATACTGGAGCAGACGATCCAAATGCTCAAATAGTAGAAAAACAAGGATTCCCAGGAAACCTTTCAAGCAGCGCATTGGCTGATGTCGGTGCTGTTTTTAGCATTTGTGGTTCGCAAACAGGCGATGGAACATTCATCGTATATGCGGGGTATTGGGGAGCATCTCCAGACACAACGGTTGGTAGTAGGGTCATACAGGTGTTTACTGCTTACAGGACTGGTAAGCTACAAGCGGTAACGACTGGTTCTGTTTACCTTGGCACTCAATATTCGTATTACAATACGCTTTACACCCCACAAGCGATGTGTGCGGTAGCTGGGCCATCAGACGTATTCGTGTTTGCAAACGGCTATTTGGAAGGGTTTGACGCTTCTGCTGGAGCATTGACCGATATGGGTTGGGTAGGTTCTACTTCAAGAATAATACCAATCAATAAGATTGAAGATATTTCGATCTTTGGTAATAATAATTCGTCCCCTTACGATATTGATAGACGTACAGAAGGATCTTGGGCTGCTTATTCTGGTACCCAACAAAGGGATTATCTTGGGATGATGGGTAGCCAAGGCTACACCCCTTCGTTTATTCGCGGAGTATGGGCTGGGGATCGCATCATTACAGCCCATAGGGCTTATAATTCAGTGGATCAAGACATAGCCCTAGAAGGGACAAGAGCGCAAGAGTGGGGTGGTTGGTCTTACAAGCCACTAAGAGCAGAAAACTCTTGGGCAAGCCCGTTCCCTAACGGTATTGCATGTGCTTACTGGAACGCCTCTATGGGCGCTATAGACTGGACTACTGCTGATTCACCTACTGTTAGCGCTAGATTTTGGGACGTAGATGCTGATGGTACTGGTTATTCAAACGAAATTGATAATACTGATCTTACGCTCAAGTTCACATCTACTGTGGCTAACAACAACCGAATTTACGCTAGAAAAGATAATGGATTCTTAGTAAACTCAACATCAGCTTCTGCATTAACTCAAAGCATAGGCTGTAGGGGACTTGTTGCTTGGTCGGTAAACCTAAAAGATATTCAGGACAGTATTCCAGCAAAAGGCCCAAGCTGGCAGGGGCCTCTTTTATCCGACACGGGTCAAAATTTGACTGCCAATGGGCCAACGACAGGTGTTGTATCTAAAATAGTCAAGTACATGCCCACAGCCGCAACAACAATGGAAGCTATTGTTACTGTAGACATGGTACGCAACGGCAGTAATTATGACTTCCATATTTATGACAATGTTGCGGGCACTTCTCTAGCTGTTTTCAGCAAGGCAACGTATGATGTAGCAATGGATTGCAGGCTGTCGTTGTATGATGATCAGCACTACAATGGTGCTGCTGGGACAACAAATCAATTTTGCGATTTGGCTGTTGGGTTACATGGTGTCCGCTACCCTGCGTGGGTTTCTACTGGCCAGCTTACTCTTTCATTTAGGGCTGTTTCATCTGGAACCACAGATGAGCGCGAAAATGTGTGGTGGGGCAACTTTGGTAACGGCACTGGTTTTAGTGTGAGCACACAATCTTCCAGGTGGTCACAATTCCTAGTATCTAGGTTGAACCAAGGTAATTCACTAAGCCAAGTTGATTGGGACGAAACTACCAACAATAGGGGCTTCCCATGCACCCCTTATGGGCAAGACTTAGCCCAAGGTATTTCTGCAAGGTGGGGCGGCGACGGGGCAATGGCTAGGGATAGCTTTGTTGGAAAAGCAGAATTCCAGTATGGAATGGCTAAGCTACCGCTCGCTTCCAAAAAATATGAGTGGCGCTCTAACAACCTAGGTGCAGGCGCAACTGAGACATTAGCGTGGCGTGCTGGAAATGCTGAAGACGATGGCTATGTTCACAGCTTTGCCCACAGAGCTTTTAGTGTGTGGGGTGCGAACACAAGGCTAATGACCCTAAGCTACCAATACCCAGGAGCAAGCACTAACATCTCTATCGACCTTACAGAGTACACAAGCTCTATAGTTAGCCTTGGGGATACGGGCGCTTCATCAACAATGAATTCTAAGCTATCGTTCCAAGTGCCAACCAATGATGCTAGGCGTTGGCGTGAAAATGAGTTGGCTGGAAAATATGTTGATATTGAGGCTTTAGACGGCAATAAGCGGGCATATAAAATATCTGGAAACAGGGGTAATTTAGTCTCTATTACTGGCCTAAATACCCTTATGCAGAATGTGATTTCACCGCTTTCTACCTTGTATATTTACAGCGGCAACAAAACAGTATTCTTTGATCAAGACATGGAATACAACGAAATGACATTAGCGATGACAGCAGGCGGGACTACTGCCACTAATCCAAACCCACCAGAGGGTTACTTCAAAGTCAGCAATGTTGTTGCTGGCATGACATTGCCGTTCTCGGTTCCTTTAGATTGGAAATCAACCCTTGCCGAAAAAGGCAATGTGTCCCTTTATACGGCTAAAACTGGTGTTAGGTCAGCTTATAAGCAAGGCTCGCCAAGAAAATCCTTTTCTGGCCAAGTAAAGGGAGACATAGAAGAGTGGCGGAACAGCTTCAGATCTATGGTAAACAAGATTTCTGATTACAGCGCCAACCCACTGGTCTTATGTTTGGACACCTCATCATCAGATGATGAGAATACAATCTATTGTAGGTTTACTGGAGAAACAAAGGATCAAAACGTCGGGTGGGCTTACAGTGAAACTTCCAACAAGTGGTACCAAGTGGGGGACACAACAGTAACATTTGAAGAGGAAGTTTAGGTGGCTGTAAACCTTTACACAGACCACCCAGCTTTTAGAGTCTGGGATAAGAATAGGTACGGCGGCAAAATGCTTTTGAGCACGTATTGGGCTGACTACCTACGTGCTGATCCAGACCTTAGCCACCTAGTAATGTGTATAGATGTTGTGTTTGGTGTAGACAAGCGTGTCTTCATCTCAAGTAGGGAATGTAATACCACCTCTACAGAAACAGGGGCAGAGTACAACTACCTACCTGTTATGTCTTCCGAACCGCCTATCTCCAACAGCATTGATATTGGAAGCGGCAACAGTTCTGCCAGAAGCTTTAGTTTCACCCTGCCGAATGAGCTTGTAGATGCGGCATCTTTAATCTCCAAAGGTAGGATGCTTGCTGGTGTAGCGGAGGTTTCTCTACAATACGATGGTGGGGATTATGACAATAGGCTTGTGCTTATGCGGGGTGAAATGGACAGTGGGGTTAACTTTTTCCCTGCTGACGGTGGTACGATAGAATTCAGCATTACAGATCCTAAAGAGTCAATGGATTTATCTTTACCGCCTTATGTTGTGGACAATGTGGCATTTAGGCAAGCGCCAAAAGAGTCTATAGGCCGCAGGTATCCTATTGTAGCCAACAGTTATGAATGGGTTCCGTGTATTTGGGTGAGCGGGACAGCATCTCTGCAACAATTGATGGTGGGGATAGGGGATCTTGATGTGCAGTCTGGTGGTTCAGACAGCATCTATGTTGATGGCGTGGCTTACGGGACAACAGATATTACTTACGGGTGGTCTGTGTTTCGTGGAAATGACGATAAAGGGGTGCCTTATACGGGTATCGAGTTTACTAACAATCCATCTACGGAATATACCGAAGCAGTATATGTGAAGGTTTCAAGGGGTGTTTCAAGCCAAAACCCAATCGGCCAAGCGCTGTACTTTCTTGAAGAGTACTCTACTTTTGGTAAAGCCAGCATAAACTATCAAGCCTTTTCTTTAGCTAACAATAAGGCTTCTTCTTTAAAGTCCACCACATTAGTAAATGCTGGAAGCGGCAATGACGCTACAACGCTTTCATTTATAGAACAAGGGTTGCTTGGTTGTTTCCCTATGGTTTCTATGGCTTGGATGCTGGGCGGATACGGCCCTGTATTTGTGGACAGGAATGGGGCTAAGGTTGGGTTTAAACTTAATGCCCAAACGCACCCTGTCATGGGGAGGGCTACAGCAGTATCCGAAACAGCTAAGAATAAGTCTTATAATAGCTTCACTGTTGAGTATAAATTCAATGCAATGGAGAATGTGTACGAAGGCGTTGTTTTAGCCGATCATACCAATAATGCTCTATGTAATGTAAGCGCACAGAATATCGGGCTAAGGCAGCACATTTCTATACAATGCCCGTACATCAATGACGATCAGACTGCTGGGCTAGTCGTAGACTGGCTTGTATCCCACTTAAGCTTGCCTTCGTATTATGTTGAGTATGAATGTATAGCCAGCGCTATGTTTTCTGTATCTTTAGGGGATAATATTTCACTAACTGATGATGAATTTGGTTGGGAAAACGAGTCTGCTACAATAGTTTCTATTACTTACCAATCAGGGAGGGTCGTTTTGGGCGCTCGTGTTTGGTCGCCGTACTATGCAAAGTTAGACGGTGATGTTTCCACTTATTCAATAGCGTAGCGCGTATAATATGGCGGCTGAAAAAGAAAGGTTAGTATTACTCAATCGGGCGCGGCACGCCCCGAAGTTGCGCGATGACGTAACAAACGAAACCCCAAATGGGTACGTCTTAAAATGGGATCAGTCTAGCCTTTCTTGGTACCCATCAGCAGATTCAGAGGGTACTATAAAATCGGTTGTTGGTACAGCTAACCAAATAACGGCCAACACTGTCGATGGCGTAGTAACAGTTGGTCTTGATCCAAGTATAGAAACCCAGAGTATGAGCTTATCTGGAAATCTCGCTGTTTCTGGTAAGCAAGTTGCTGGCTACACTGTACCAGGGGATTACCCTTATACTGTCGGTGCGGCGGACTACATAGTTACCGTCAATACTGCCGAGTCTGCTAAGTCAGTTACCCTTCCAAATGCGGCCACTGCTGGATCGGGTCGTATAATTCATGTTGTAGACCAACTTCCTGGTGGTGGCGGCGCTGGCGTAAATAAGATTACTATCAATGCTTCCGACCCTACGGGAAGCGGCGGTATCGGCATTGCTGGGGCTAACAGTAAAATAATAGAGACAAACGGTGGCTACCTTTGCCTTGTGAGCAATGGGCTTGCTACTGGGAGTGGTGGCGGCTGGCTAATCATTAGCGCAAAGCTTAATGACTACGCTTTCTTGGAAATAGAAAATGATCTTAGTGGCCAAGTAGATGGTGATCAGACTATATTCAATACAACACAAAGTTATAAAGCAGGAAGCTTGGTAGTGTACTTCAATGGAATGAGGCAAAGAACGGGGTCGGGGAAGGAAGTTGTAGAAACAACCTCTAGTTCATTCACTACATATTTTGGTGAAGCACCACCCGTTGGGTCTGTAGTTGTTGCGGTTTATGAACCACTTTAGATTAGCCGATTGACTTTAACAGTTTCAATATTAGGCGCAGTCTGATATTGATCACCACAGTTTGCGATGGGGGTTGCAAACTGTTTTTACTAAACCCCACTACGGAGCATTATCATGGCCCTTCAATTCGTCAGATCGCAGATCAAAGATCTTGCAATCGATACATCTAAATTGGCAGCAAACGCAGTCAACGCAACCAAAATGGATCTAACAGCAACCTATGACTTTACGGGCGGTACGCTTACGGTCGCAACACCTAGTGCTGATGCACAAGCCGCAACTAAAGGCTATGTAGATAGCATTGCACAGGGGCTTCACTGGAAAGACTCAGTAGCTGTTTGCGCTAGTGGAAATATTACACTTTCTGGTACACAGACCATTGATGGTGTTGCTGTCATTGCTAATGACCGCGTTCTTGTAAAAGGTCAGACAGATGGAACCGAGAACGGAATTTACGTTTGTGCTGTTGGCGCTTGGTCACGTTCAACTGATATGAACGCGGCTGGCGAGTTCCTTGGGGCGGCAATGTTCGTTCGCGAAGGTACTGTAAACGCTGATTCTGGTTGGGTTTGTACTAACGATGCCGTGACTGTTGGCGTAACTTCTATAGCTTTCGCTCAATTCTCTGGCGCTGGACAGATTGTTGCTGGCCTTGGTCTTGCTAAGACTGGAAACACTCTTAGCGTGAACGTTGATGATTCTTCTCTTGAGATTTCTGGAGATAGCCTTCAGGTCAAAGCAGGCGGTATCACTTCTGCCATGATCGCTGATGGCGCAATCGTAAATGCAGACATCAACGCTTCTGCGGCAATTGCATACAGCAAGCTGTCTTTGAACAACTCTGTCACTAACGCTGATTTAGCTGGAAGCATTGCTTACGGAAAGCTGGCTCTTGGTGGGGCTATCCTCAACAGTGACTTGGCTGGAAGTATTGCTTATAGCAAGTTGGCGCTTACTGGCGCAGTTCTAAATGCTGACTTGGCTGGAAGTATTGCTAATGACAAGCTGACCAACAACAGCATTACCATTGCTGGTTCTGCAACAGCATTAGGTGGTTCAATCTCAGCTTCAAGCATCTTGAATGTTGATATGGGAGGTGATTTCACGATTGGTACTCAAGGTGATGACAACGCCGTATTCAGTGGCAAGATCAAGGTTACTGGTAACCAGTTGCTTGATAATGCGAACAATGCCGCTGTTTCATTTGATGGTGCTGGAAACATGGCCACAGGCGCTCTTCAGTTGAATGGTAACCTTATCAAAGCAAGCACTGGTGCTTCTGCAATTACCTTGAGTGGTGCAGACGTAACCGTCGCTGGTGATTTGACTGTTACTGGTGATTTGACTGTTACTGGTGATGATATCACGATGACCACAAACACTGCTGGACACATGCTTGTTGCTGACGGTACTAACTACAACCCTGTAGCTATTAGTGGTGATGTTGCGATGGCATCTAACGGTGTCGTGACCATTCAGGCAGATGCTGTTGATCCTTCAATGATCGCATTCAGGCCACGTTACCAAGAATTCGCTGGTGATGGTACTGCAACTGTGTTCAACCTTAGCTTCCGTATTTTGGATGCTAACTGGCGTGTAGCCACTGTGTTCCGTAACGGACAGGCTCTTACCCAGGTTGCTTCTGGTGCTGATGATATAGATGAGTTCCAAGTTGCGGACAATGGTTCTGCTACTCAAATCACGTTTGGTGATGCACCAGAGTCTGGTGACGTACTCTACGTGACGTACTTAGCCTAATGCGAAAAATACTAGTGCGATGGGATTCCCCAGATGGAACCGCTACTGTGTGTGCTGAAAGGGTTGGTGAACACCAATTACTCCCTTCGCACCTAGTATTATATAATGTGCAGGGGATGGCGGAATCGTCATTCCCTGCCGTTACTATTGATACGCTGGCTATCAAGCGTGAAGAAATCTCTTACATGGCGGAAGGGAATCAAGAACAAGAGACAAAGGGGGAAAGTGTTGCTACTGTTGAGCAACAGCCAGTAGCCCCTGTTCCTGTAGAAAAGGGAAAAGCGGAAAAAGCGCAAACTACTGAACAAACCGAAGAAAAGGCGGAAGTAAAAGTTCCAACTGATTCTGTAAAGAAACAAACTGCTGGGGAGCAATCAGAAAATGGAGCAAATAATAGCGTCATACGCCGCACTCGTCCTAAGCGCAATCGTCGGACTAGATCACGTAATCCGCAGGTCTAAAGACGACACTAAATCTTCGTTCGAAAAAACCGATGAACAACTAGTCTCGTTACGTTCATTTCGTGATAGGATAGAAGGAGCCAACGCGCTTAAAAGGTTATCTAAGGTTGAAACTCTACAAAGGGCTGATGAAAATGCCCTAATAAGGATCGAGCAAAAACTTCAAGCACTAGAGACTATACTTACAGTTTTGGCTGAAGATATTAGGGAAATGGGAAAGAATGATGCAACGTAATGATCGAATGAGGCTGCTAGAGCTTCTAGATGCAGCTAAAAAAGAAGTTTCCGCTGCTAAGGTTGAAGTGGTGCATTGCAAATCTAATAGAGTCAATGGGCGAGTCCTATCAGACGGGGAATACTATACCTTTAGTGATAAAAAGGTTATAAACTCTAAAGTCTGACCATAAGGTTAGTGCTAACCCACCAGATAGGTGAATAATGGGATACTCGTTACCCCCTGTTTTGCAGCACATTCAATCGCTTGGTTACCGAGTATTTACTACTGGTGCCTACAACCTAAACCTGTTTGGTATTCGTGGCAAAAACCGAGAATCTGATCAGTTTGATGACTTACTTGGGTGTGCTTATAAAACCGAAGAGGGCGGGGGTTGGCATGTTCGTTATTGGCCAGCCACAACAGACCCAGGCGCATTCTGTTTGCAAAACCCAACTGTTTATGGGACTGAGCTTGGCACAGCCATTTATAAACCTGGACAATATAGAGGCGTATATGAGGTTGGTATGCACAGAGGTAAATACCTAGCACTTGTCCAAACAGGGGGTAAAATCAAAGTCTACAGGGATTCCGATAGGGATACTGTATTAGATATGAATGAGTCCTCAGTACAAGAGGGGTACTTTGGCTGCAATATCCATAAGGCTGGTAAGGAAAGCACTCGCGTTGGAAAATGGAGCGCTGGGTGCCAAGTCCACGCCACCGAAAAAGGCCATTTGGAAATGATGGAATTAGTGGGGCTTCAATTGGGCCACCACCCTACATGGAAGAAAGTAACATATACGCTACTAGATCAGTGGTGGTAAAAGGAGAGAGAAATGCCAGATAAACTCAAAAGTCGTAAATTTTGGTTCGCCCTGCTTGGTGCAGTGCTACCAATTATTGCTCAATATTTTAGTTCTGAAGTTGAACTAAGTGAAGCTCTTCAACTTAGTACAGGTGTCATTGCTGCTTACTTGTTTGGTCAAGGGTACGTAGACGGTAAAGCGTTGGAAGGTGTAGTGCCTGAACCGCAAAAAGAAGAGTAATTATTTTCTCAACGGGGAGAAATCATGAGTCTTAAAGATAAACTAGAAAAACTGAAAGCCAAGAAGCATTCTGCTGTTATTTGGACAGGAATCCTATTGATCGCAGTTGCAACCCTTCTTGCGCCACTTTGCATTGGTGGTGGAGAAGAAGTGCCACAGGCTGAGCCATTAGCGGCTGTAGAAGATCCAGCAGAAGCTGAAGAAGCTGAAGAGGCTGAAGAGGCCCCGCTACCAGAAGCGGAAGAAACTCAAGAGGCTGAATAGGTATGCAAGAAGGCGTACTACTCGCCCTTGGGGCGCTGGCGGCTGGGGGTCTAATGGCCCTTATAAAAGCTGCCAGCGCCTTTTTTGCCAAGGGTGAGGGCAGGCCAGTACCAAGCCATAATAAACGTGCTGCTGAACAACAGGCAACAAATGAGAAAGCTACAGCTACAGCAGAGGCCAAGGTTGCCCATAATGCAGTAGATAATGCAGTTGTTAGCGAAACTCCAGAGCATGATATTGTTGCCCTATGGAATAAGGAGAACACTTGAGCCTGTTACTAATCGGCACAATTATAATGACTATCCCAGAAGCCCCTGTTGCAAGGGAGCCGATAACTGATCAGTGTGAAGTGGCTTCGGCGGTAGTTGGTGGGGCTACTATTCCAGCAACCTTGTCTAATAATGGTGTTGGCGTGTGTGGTGCTGTTTGCTTCCCTACATCTGACGCTGCCGATCTTATAGATATGAAAATCTATAGCCAAGAGCTGTATACTATCTGCTCTGTAGATATTACTACCCTGCAAGCAGAAAATGCACTATTGTTAGAAGAGTTGCAAAGACCAGTGCCACTATCAAACCAGCCTTCCTTTAACAGGTGGGTTGGTAGGGGTGAGGGAATAGTGGCTGGTGTTTTGTTAGGTTTGGCCGCCTGGGGGGTCTACCAGGGGAGAAACTAATGAGTGCTGAATCACCGTCAAACCTATTAGGTAAATTGCCACCTTGGGCCTTAATGTTCGTTTACCTTTCTGGCGGTGGGGCTATTGGCGGCCTTGGTATGAACTTTAACCATACATGCCCAGTAATCCCTGAACCTAGTATGGAACTGGCTTTAGCTACACTACAAGCGGAAGAATCGCTAAGGGACTTAGAGTCTATGACTCTTAGCTTTAACTTGATCACAGAATTGCTTTCTAAATGCCAAAGAGCTACTTCCGATGAGTAAGTAAAGGCAAGCTGTCTTCATTTAAGAAAAAAGCCGAGGGTGCGTTTTTAAGCCGCCCCCCCTAAAAGTAAGCAGGAGAAAGCTAATGTTATGCCTAAAAGAACTGCCAACATCTGCCGAGGGCAGATTGTGCCGAGCAGTCCCAAGAAAAGACGCAACTGGAGATATCTCATGGGATATTGATGTTTCGTTTAATATTAGGTGTGAGGAAGATGCTTACATAGCCAATGAGTATGTCCCAGGAGCGCTTCAGGCTTGGCACGCTGGTCAAGATGGGTCTAAGGGATCTGTTAAGTCTACAAGTGGTTATGATCTTGTTCACGTTATTATTGATGACGGTAATAACCAAGAAAAAATCGCGACTGGGCATAGCGATATTAGGCATTGTGTAGTCAACATAAACGGGCAAGACTCATCATTGGTTGTCCGTTTCAGATTGCACGGGCTTTTGCCTCACGCCGCAAGCGCAATGGTTTATAAGCTTGATGAAATCATAGTAGTAAAGCTTTCTAGCCACCAGCTTTCTGTGTTTGGTAATGAAATTTCAAGCGTGTTTGAGAGTCAAATCATAGGTAAAGTTGCTTTAGTAGAAGTAGGCGAAGATCAGCATTGCGGAATAGTCACTGAAGAAACAGAAGAAAGCGTTAGCCTTGATCTAATAAATGGATCATTGAAAATAGAAAGTCCTTATAAATTGCTTTCTACAGTAAATGTTATCCCTCAAGAAGGTTTTGCTTTCGATCAACTTCTCGCTTCATATAAAGAAGCAATGGTTAGTATTGGCCGTGATGCTAGTTGGCATGATTTGATCGAGTCAATGGGGCAAATGTATGCAAGCAACCAATTAGAGGCCAAGGCTTCTGACTACTCTGATGATTTTGCATTTGAGTTAAATGGTAACGTAATCAAGAACGCAATTTCATTGTGCTCAGAAAGAGAAAGCGAAAATGCCATATAAAATAACTAAAGATATGATCTTTCATAAAAACTGCTCAGCCAGTGAAAAAATAACTTTGGCAAAAGGTACTATCGTAAAAGAAGCGCACTGGTCTGAAATGGGTGCTGAAGATTTAGCCGCTTTTAGAAAGCTTGTTAAAAGGCACCAAGCAAAGCACCCAAATGAGAGAATAGGGTTTTTCCATTACGATGGAAGAATACGATCCGCTGTCTTTAATAAAGGTTTAAGAAGAGCCAGGGGGTTGTTCTAATGGAAGATAGAATGACTGTTCATTTTATGTCTCTTGAAGACCCTAAAAGGTCTTTACAAGATCCAGCATTAGCGTCCCTTTTGGAAAAGGGGTGGGTCATTGTCTCACATTTTGTTGTAGAGCGATCAGGTTCTCCAGAAATTGCCTTTGTGCTATCCCCACCTGAATATTCAAATCAGGTCGCGAAGCTTACCGCGAAATTGGTTATGTTCGGTACGATTGGCGGTGTTTTTATTGGTTCTATAGCCTCTGCTCTTTTTTTAAACTTCCTACAGTGAGTAAATAATGAATGTACAAAATGTTTCGATCAAAAAACTTGTCCCTGATAACGCTAACCCCCGTGTCCATGATGAAAAAAACCTATCTGCAATCAGAGCTTCATTAGAGGCTCATGGCCAAGTGGAACCATTAGTTGTCCAAGCCAACACCATGAAAGTAATTGGCGGAAATGGTCGCCTTAGCGTAATGAAAAAACTAGGGGAAACACACGTAGATGTTGTCCTTTTAGATGTATCTGATGAGGATGCTCGTAAATTATCAATCTCATTAAACCGTAGTGGTGAGTTGGCAGGCTGGGACGAGCAAGTATTGTCTCAACATATCCAAGCACTATCTCAGCTTGGCGATGAGTTTGATCCTATTTCCCTTGGCTTTTCTGGTGAAGAGCTTGAAGGTTTACTTGCACAATTCGATACAGATATGGATACTCTTGGTTTAGCTCCCCCTGAAGAAAGCTATGTTGGCCAAGGCAGCCCAGAAATCCCAGAAGGAGCCGAACCTAAAGCAATGCCTAATAGTAGTGTAAGAATGGTTCAGTTATTCTTGAACGAAGAAACTGCACCTATCTTCCAAATGTGGGTAAACACTCTTGCTAAAAAGCACGATACGGACAACATTACAGATACCGTTTATAAAACAATTCAAGAAGCAGCAGAAGATTTTGCAAAATGAGAATTGTTGTACGCTCTAAAGTCCCCGAAAAACAAATTAGGCCGTGGAAGGGTAAGCACCCACCAAAAGAGCATTACTCTTTTATGCTTACTGAGTCATGTGATGTTTATGCTCCAGACGGTACTCTTATTGTTGGGTACCGAAGAGGTGCCATATCTGAAAAAGCACTAGAAGAATCATACCCCACCTACCATTACATGAAGCGTTTTAAGAGCGATAATCGCGGGGTGTACGCTGGCGAAACTCGCGTACCTAATGTTCGGCCTGACGGCACTGTTTCAAGACAAACACGCACAAGCAATGTCTCTAGTTGTGTAGCTGGGTTCTTTGAAGCACAGGGCGGGAGGCACCCTTTCTGTCGCCAAACAGCGTTCTTACAGCACCACCCAGAAAAATGGGAGGCCATACAGCCTTGCTTAAAAGAAGTTGCTAATGTTTTTAAAGACGTAGCGCCAAGTAAATATGAAGACCAAATGACTTATGTGGAAAAAGCACACCCCGCTTGGATTATTCCTGGGACACCATTTACAACGCTTACAGTCAATAATTGTGTCCCTTCTGCTTACCACCAAGACGGTGGCGATCTTAAAGATGGGATGGGCTGCTTGTTATGCTTTCGGAGAGGAGAGTACAGCGGTTTTGAATTGGTAGTCCCAGAGTATAGGTTTGCTGTAGATATGAGGCATGGGGATGTGCTTGTTTTCAACCCATGCGTTTGGCATGGAAATGTGCCCCCTTATGCTGCGGTAGGTGAAGAAAAGGTCGATTGGGAACGCATCACAGTCGTCCATTATTACAGGGAGGGGATACTCGGCTGTGATTCGCCAATGGGAGAATTAGAAAAAGCTAAAGAACGAGGCAAATTAAATGAGTAAGACTAAAGTATTAGCAGCCGCCGAATGGTTACCGTTAGATCAATTTTTTGATTGGGATAGGAACCCAAGAGACAATGCCGAAGCAATTCCCGCTATTGCAGAATCAATTAAACGATTTGGATTCGTATCACCAATTGTGGTTTGGGAAGGCAAAAATCGGCTGGTAGCTGGCCACACCCGAATGGCGGCGCTTAAATTCCTTTTAGAAAAGAACCCAGAATTTACCCCCCCTTTCGCTCCAGGCCCAGGACTAATACCAGTAAGGCAGCACCCATTTAAAAATGAAGAAGATGCTAATGCGTATGCCATTGCTGACAACAAATTAGCTGAAGCTGCAAATTGGGATTCAGAAATACTTGTTGAGCTTCTTCAAGAGCTAGAAGCTAGCAGGAATGTAGACCTAACTACATTGGGTTGGAGTAATGATGAGTTTGATGATCTAATTGAAAATTTAGATATGCCAAGTGGTTTATTTGAGGGCCTTGATCTTGATCCAGATAAACTAGAGCGCATTGATGGCGTTTTAGACGATAGGGCTAAAACAATAGTATTGGTCTACACTTGCGATAAAGAGGCACAAGCAATCAAAACTCGCCTGAATATAGATGATGAATATAATTTAGAACATAAAAAAATGTTCCCAGTTAGGGATCTGGGCTGGGCAGAATTATGATACCAGAACTAGATAAAGGATATTATCACTCTCCTAGGTGGAGCAATGAGGTTGCTGATTGTTCAATGCCCATGACATTTGATCAGTACAGTCTTTGTACTTGGGGGTGTTTATATTGCTTCGCTGCTTTCCAAAAAGAATGTGGGGCAAGCCGAAGAGAAGCCTATTTAGCAAATAGACCTAAAGCTGTAAATGTTAAAAGTTTTAAGAAGCATTTCTTAGATCCTGATTCCTCTCAGTTTGGGGAATATATAAAATCTAAGAAGGTAATGCAGTGGGGCGGAATGGCAGATCCGTTCTGTACATTAGAAAAAAAACACGGTGTTGGCTTAGAAATACTTAGGTTCTTGAGAGAGTTAGACTACCCACTAACCTTTTCCACAAAGGGCACGTGGTGGGTTCGGGACGAACGGTATGCTGAATTATTTAGGAATAACCCTAAATGGACTGTAAAAGTCACCCTTATTACCGAAGATCCGTGGAAAGCTAAAATTGTAGAGCCAGGGACGCCTCCTCCTAGGGCAAGGCTAAAGCTTATTGAAGACATAGCGAATTTTAACTGTGGTGGGGCGATTCTAAGGCTTAGACCGTTTATGATAGGAATCACATCTCCTGGCCATTTAGACCTTATTAGGGAAGCCCACCAACGCGGGGCTATGTCAATGTCTACTGAGTTTTTCTGTTTAGAACAGCGTAGTAAAGGCTTAAAAGAAAAACTAAAAGTAATGTCAAGAGCCTCTGGGTTTAATTACTTATCTTTTTATAAAAAGTATAGTTACGCTCACGGTTATTTGAGATTAAATAGAAAAGTCAAAAAACCATTTATAGATGAAATGGACGACTTGTGTAAAGAAATAGGTATGCGTTTCTATGTTTCTGACGCACATTTCAAAGAGCGTAGTTGTGATTCAAACTGTTGTGGCCTAGGTCAAGACCATAATGTCAGCAAAGGGCAGTTTACCGAGGCTCTTTTAAAGTGTAAGAAAACAGGGAAAGTAACTTGGTGTGACATTACATCGAATGGTGAAATGAATCATTTGAAGGGCTTCTTGTGGAGAAGAGCTTCTGGCTTCAATACACGTGGAACAGACGCAAGAGCCAAGTTTTTAGATCATACAATGTATGACTATATGAATTGGTTGTGGAACAATCCAAATGCTGGGCAATCTCCATACAAAATGTTTGAAGGGATAATGCAACCAAATGGTACAGACAATAACGGTAATATTATTTATGTATATAATGAGGATAAAGCATGATTAGGCGTATTGGTGGTGTGAAAGTATTCATTGGTGTGATCTCCCATAAGAGAGCTAAAAACGTAACTAAAATGGAAGCAATGTGCGGCCCCCTTACTTGGTACGTTGGGGAGGGAGAAGTGCAGCAATATGAAATAATGGGTGCATCTAAAGTAGTAGAGTCTGGTGGTTTGTGCCGTAGCCGTAATGCAATCTTAGATGATGCTTTTGCCCAAGACTTACCTGCTATTGAGCTTAGTGATGATTTGCGCAAGCTAGAGATTGCTACAAATAAGGCTGAGAAGCACGAAGCAACACTTGATGATGCAGTTAGGCTAATGTTTAAAGCTTTAGATAGTACAGGCTCTTGCATGGTAGGCGTAGCACCTACAGCTAATGCTTTCTTTTTCAACCCGAATAAGCCTGTACATACTAGTGCTTTTGTAGTTGGCGACTTTATTGCTGTGAAACCAACTAATCTCAGGTTTGATGAAGAACTGCGCCTAAAAGAAGACTATGACTACACAATCCAACACTTAATGAAGTATGGATCTATTGCTAGGTGCAACGCAGTATTGGCTACATTCGCTCACCGTACAAACAAGGGTGGTGCTTGCGATTACCGTACAAGCGAGCTTGAACAAACGACTATCAAGCAATTAAAAGACAAGTGGCCTGGAATGTTGAAAGATAACCCAAAGCGTAAAGATGAAATCTTGTTGGCGATCTAATGGGGTTTCTAAAAAAAAAGCAAATAGGGAAAGGTAAAGGTGAGGGGTTACATGCGCCTTGGTCTGTACAATTAGAGCTTACAGAAGGGTGTAATAGGCTTTGTTCTTTTTGTGGCCTAAATGGTATTAGAGACAAATTGGGTATGCCATATAACTATATGTCAGTCCACTTAGCTAAAAAGATAGCATTACAATTAAGAGAGCTTTGCCCTAAAGCTAGGGTAGAGTTTGCAATGCATGGGGAGCCTACACTAAACCCAAACTGGGAAGAGATTATTGGGATCTTTAGGCAATACCTACCAAGCACACAGTTTCAATTGACTACCAATGGGCGCACATGGATGCGTTCAAAAAAACATGAAAATGCAGTAGAGGCATACGCTGTACGCGCTTTTGAAGCAGGTATTGACATAATAATCTTAGATACATACGAACCAGAAAGATCCAAACTCCAAGAAATGGCTAAATCCTGCAATAGATTTGAGGTAATGGACTTTTATGACGATTGTATTCCTGCTGGAATTTCCCCCTACTATAATTATCACCGAAAGAAAACGGGCCTAATGATAGTTATGGACGACATAGGGATCAGGTCTGGAGAAAGTGGTTCACGCACCTTAATGAACCATGCTGGAAATGCTTCTGACCAACCAGTACCTGAACAACCGTACAGTAGGTCTTGTACCCAACCTTTTAGGGAAATCACTGTTTGCTATGGTGGTAATGTAAACATCTGTTGTATGGATTGGGGGCACGAATATACTTGTGGAAATGTTGGTGAAAGGAGCCTAAAACAAATTTGGTGGGGGCCAGAGTTTACTGCTGCACGTAGGTTCTTACAAAAAAAAGAACGTGGCTTTAGTCCCTGTGACCGTTGTAATGCTGGCAGTGGGACAAGGGCAGGCCTTTTGCCTAAATTAGTAAGTCCAAATTTAAATGATTTAGAGGTAATTAAATCTGTACACGCAAAGCCACAACAGAACAAACTCAAACGAAAACTTTGGCCATCAATAAAAAAGACAGCAAGTAATGATTGATACTAAGCACGCGCCGTGGGGATCAACACTTATTTGGGCAAATGTTCCTGGGAAATATACTGGGAAGATTATGCGTATAGAAAGTGGCCAAAGAATGTCATTACAGTTTCACCAATACAAGGAAGAAACAGTAATAGTCTTATACGGAACAATGGTTTTCGAGAAAAACAATGTGACTTATGAATTAAGCCCAGGAATGTATGCTCACATACCCCCTGGAACACCGCACAGAATGGGGGCTATTGACAATGGTGACTTTGTTATTATCGCCGAAGTAAGCACGTTTGATGATGGTGATATTATTAGGCTTGAGGATGATTACGGGCGAACTTAATCCTATCGCATTGTGTGCTTAGCAATTTAGACCTGAACACATTTCCAGTAGGTAGCAGCCTCCATCCTGGCCTCCTACCAAACCTACCCGCCGCAAAACAAGCCATGTCTACTTTTCCACCAACGCATCCAATATTATGAGCGTTACCAATAAGTTTAGCGCCTAAGCTAGAGTACCAGTTACGAACCCCCATATTGGCAAACCAAGCTTCTGGATTAAACCTTACTTCCCTAAGCTCAACCCATATTTGTAAACCAGTCGGGCCAGTTTGGACAATAGCGCAACGCCCACTACATTCATCGTCGGATTTAATCGCAGCTTCAATATCCTTGATCATTGGGGAAAGGTTTGTTTCCAAACCGCAGATATTGTCAATATCAAATAGTACCCACGACTGGCGTGAAGCAGCCCATTTATAAGGGCGCTTACCAAAGTGTGTTTCTTTCCACTCTGTAGGCTTCATTTGAGAAACGGAGCATAGTGATGTTGGGAGTATGTGCTTTTGTCCTTGGCTTATATCTGGGCAGTATAACTGTTGGACGGTACGCGCAGCGTCAGTAGGTTTAGCGCCTTTACTACGAGTTTCTGACCATTTTAGGATCTGTAGCGGCCCATTACGGAGTTTATGCCCAATACTGCGATTGGTGTGGCCTGTATTGTCGGCAATGTAGCTAAAAAGCTTAGCGCTAAGATAACTATTGGATGCTTTAACTGTAGAGACTAAACCACCTATTGGCTTAGATCCTTTACTTAGTAGGTTATTATTGTGCTGGTGGGCTGTTTTTTTAGTAGTTACGGCGGTTTGTGCGCTTGCGTGCTTCATTCTACGTGGAATAAATAGGCTGGTTTTATTGCCGCAATACTCTACTGAGTATGTTTGTTCGCAGGTTAAACACTTTGCACCGCTCTTTGCTTCAACCCCTGTTCGCCAGAGTATAAGGGAGGGTGAGTTATCTGCGTGCTTATGGGCTTTGGTGTTGGGGCAACTTACGGCGGCTGTGCGCTGGCTGTTATGCCCCTGTGCTGTTCGCAGCTTGGCTGGGGTTGCCACGGTGCCAACAAGCACTTTAGAGGCGTTCTGTGCGCCACTAAAGCGCTCAAAAAAACCATTGTGTCTGAACCTCCTGGCTACCTCTAATAGCAGTTGTTTGCTTTTAGTGGTGAAGAGAATGTGCCTACCCCACTTTTGGCCAAAATGTAGTTTCCTTATTTTAGCGCCCATTGAGGAAGCTCCAGATAAGGAAACTTCAATCCAACCCAAATATTTTTTGATTTGTTTCCACGCTTTACCAGCGGCCCACCTAGTAACAGATGGTATTGATGATAAATATGTTGGGCAAAGCTCTAAGTACCAATACCCAGACTTAACTTCCTGTATTTGATGGGCTTTTAATTCGCCCATTACCCACAGAAGCGCTTTGCCCGCGTTGGATACCGCGCTTCTAGTGCAAACAGAAGATTTGATTGAATCAAAAGCAAACTGAAAGTCTGTATCAATACTACCTATAGCACTTGATGGCCTAACTCTAGGGTGATACAATCCGTTTGCAATTAAATCAGTCAATTAGTTTCTCTTCGGGGCTTTTTGTTGTTTGGTTGTCAATCTCCTGGCTTTCTCAACTGGGAAATTTGAACTCCATTATTGGAACCCGCCCTCATCAGACCGCTTTTTACAATCTGGTGGGGGCTTTTTTAAAATGGCCACACTTACATATAGGGGGTTTAGCTTAAAACCGCACAAAAGATGCGAAAAATGAACTTACGGCCTAAAGTAATAGAGGGGAGGGGGGCCGCCCTCCTACTACAGCGGTTAGGTCGTAGCCTTATTCAGCCTTACCCCTCCCCTCGCCCCTTTTAACAACGAACAATTGAAAACTATAAAAGCAAGAGTTGGCTCTGAATTGATTTTAGATCATTCAGCAATGCCAGATAAACTTCGTTGGGCAATAGCGCAGCATTTTATGATAAAGAATCCAGAGCTGGAAAAACGGCAAAGGATGGGCCTGAACAATGGGCATTTACAGCAGCATGTAAAGTTCTATAGATTGCGCAATGGGCCAGAATGGGAAGAAGAAATAATATTGCCACGTGGGGCATTTGCTAAGATTGCTCGTTTAGCAAAAAGGCATGGACATATAATTAGTGTTGATGGTGGGATCAGGGTAACAAATAGATCAAAGAAGATTCTTCAATGCAATGATCTTGGTGTTGATTTAAGGCCATACCAAATAGATGCCTGCAACAAACTTATACAGTCCGTTCAGGGGTATGTTTCGTTACCATGCGGGGCGGGTAAAACTGTCTTGGGCGCGGCAGCAATTGTGGCTACTGGCCAACCCTCGATCATACTAGTCCATACAGAGGACTTGCTTATGCAGTGGGTGGGTGTTTTTGAGAATATGTACGCTACTGATGTAAGGAGAGTTAGTTCTGGAGGTGGGGATTATAGGTGGAGGCAATTGGCTGATAATGAGATAGCGGTTGCAATGGTTCAGACACTACATGCAAACCCACTTAAGAGGAAAGGGTTGTTGGGATCTGCGGGCGCGGTGTTGCTGGATGAGTGCCACCATGCGCCAGCAGACAGCTTTAGATCTTTGTTTAGGGAAATGCCAGCAAGATACCGTTGGGGATTAACAGCTACTCCAGACAGACCAGACGGTTGGGGTTGCTTACTCCCAATGTTTATAGGCCCACAATTATTTTCAATGAAACCGAGGCACCTTGTAGAACAGGGTTACCTAATGATGCCAAGCATACTCCCTGTTGAAACAGGGATAATTGTTCCGCCTGTAGCGTGGGGTACAGAGAAAGGTGGGACTAAGAAGAGTGCAAGAGCATTGAATTGGTTGTGTAGCAATGAAGAACGAAGGCAGTTCTTGATTGATGTTAGTTTTGAGGGGGCTGAAGATGGGCGCACATGCTTAATTTTAGTGCCTAGAGTTAAATTAGCGTATTGGCTATCTGATCAGTTGTGCCAAAAAGGAATAGACTGCAAAGCAGTAACAGGTAAAATGAATAAAAAGGCACGGGAATACGCTTTATCAGACCTACGGAAAGGTAAGTTGCAAGCCATTGTGGCAACACAATTAGCAGATGAAGGTTTAGATGTACCGAACCTTGATTACCTTGTAAATGCAAGCACAGGTAAAGCAGGCGGGCGAGCAATACAAAGAATAGGGCGTGCCATGCGTGTTTCTGAAGGCAAGCAGACACCAGTTGTGGTGGATCTTATTGATAATGATCCAGTGTACCGAAGGCAGTGGAAAAACAGGGCAATGGCGTACAAGACTGCTATCAATGCACGAATACCAAGTATAGTGCCCGCTGGAAAAGCAATTTCAGCGATTAAGGCTGAGCTTTTAAAAACAAAGAAAGGAGTAAAGTGTGGCTAAAATCAAGTTACATGATGAAGTTCTAACCCCAGACGGGAAAATAGGGGTAGTTATAGATAGGTTCTTTAGGGGCAAGCAAGCACTGTACAAAGTATCAGTAAAACATACAGGTGTGCGTGTGAGTTACAGTGAAATATTTGACTTTAAACGTGGTGAATTGCAAAAACGGCAGCCTGTCCTTAAAAGTGTACCGTTGCCAAAATTAGGCGTTGCAAAATAACCGTTGTGGGGGTACACTAATTACAATGCTTGTAGGAGGGCAATATGGCACAACACATTACAAACAATATTTTTGGTGAGGAAACACGGGTAGTCCATGTTGGGGACTTATGGTGCGTATTGCACGATGAGGAATACCACTGGTACAAAACAGAAAAAGAAGCGCAAGATGCGGCTGCTGCTTTGGCTAGTGAGGTGAACAATGCTTAGGTTATTGTTGGCTGCCCTTATTTGTTCTGGTTGTTACATTCCGCCCCAAGCGTTGAAGAGTTGGGAGGAGGATCGCCTGCACCGAAGAGGCGCTTCTGTCCCGTGCTCCGCTTTTAGAGCAGGGCAAACAATGGGGGGTGGTGATCGGGTTATTCGCGTAACATCACGCAGTGTCACGATCCGTAGTAGTTCTGGTGGCCATTATTCAATAGCGTGTAGGTAGCGGACATATTTTGTCCCACGCATAAGTTATTTATGTTGTGTAAAGCAAAACCTAACCCTATAGGGGTAATGCCAGTAGGAGGGCACATGAGACATTTCAGGCCATATAAGACAGTATCGCCTAGGTATGAAGGGGAGCCAATAGCAGGCTTGCCTTCTGCTGCGATGGTTCTAACAAATAGCGAACGTAGGGAGGCATGGTGTAGTAGGCGATGGTTGTTTTCTTATGGCAGGCTTATAAGTGGCCTACCTAGTATAGCCATGCAATGGGGTTCTTTTTACCATTCTATACTTGAGGATATGTATATCCATTGGGCTAATGAGTCTGGTGAAAAAAGGTTGCAGTATTCAGGGGCAGACTTGTATGTATGCGGCGATACTTTACACCAAAGCGGGCTGCATTCTTCCTGTGGTAGGTGCGGCGGTAGCCTTTCTGGCCCGATAGCACGCATTGAGAAAGAGCTACAATCTGATCCAGAATATTGGGACAGGCAGGCCGAAAAGTATGGGGGGATTGATGGTTTATTAAAATCCCTGCATGACACTGCTGTTGGCTACTTACATATATATGGAATGTATGGCCCAAAGAATTTTGATGTGCTGGCTGTTGAGATACCCGTGGCTTTACCCGTACTTAATTCAAACGGGAAAGTATATAAATCACAAGTCCCAATTGTAGATTTAGGGGAGGGTAATGGGTGGAGGCTCGCTACCTTTAGGGAAAAGAAGCCTTGGCGTATGGTTCGTTTACCTTGGTACCAAATAGGTAGATTAGATTGCTTACTAAGGCACAAGGAAACTAAAGAGCTTTATGTTTTAGAGTTTAAAACATCGGCAAACCCAACCTCTTACGGAAAAGATCTACATTTAGACAACCAACTCCCAGGATATATAGCGGCTGCGGCTCACCTTGGTTTGGGTAAAGTAAGGGGATACATTTGGGACGTATCTTCTAGCAGAAAGCAGGTTGAGCCAAGGGTTTTAGCAAGCGGAAAGCTCTCCACAGCTAAACAAAACTGCCCTAGTTGGAAGTATAAAGAGGCAGTTGATTTAGTTATAAGCGGAGGATCTGGGAGTACCGTTGATTATTCTATAGAGGATATAAATAAGTCTAAAGAGTTTGTTCGTTACTTAAAAGAGTCTGTTGACACTAAGCTTTACCATAGAGAGTGGGGTAATCCAGCAGAATCAGTCATTGATAGGTACGAGACAGAGCTTTTAGTAGATGCACAGCGGTTCGCTAAAATGCGCAGGGCTTTGGTAACTTCGGGTACTGAGGAATCAGTTTTATCATCATTCCCCCGTGTACCATTCTGCCGTGGCCCAGGAAGCTCATGTTCTTACGCTGGCATTTGTATGGAAGGCGGGGGTGATCTTGATCTTGTCATTGATTCAATGATTAACGGCCCAAATACAGGGGTGGAAGAGAGGGGATCAGTTCGTTTTACAGAAACAAAAACTAAAAACAAAGAGAATAAGGAGAATAAGATATGTCCACCAATGTTCTAAGCTACAAAAAAGCAGCAGAGCTTCCTAAAACAGCCAAACTATTATTTACTGGAGATAGTGGTTCTGGAAAAACACGGCTTTGTTGTACAGCACCAAAGCCAGTGATCTTGTTGGTTGAACCTAATGGTTTGATGACAATACAGGCTACCAACCCAGACGCAATTGTAGTTGAAGCTAATAACCTACAAACTGTGTATTCCTTCTTCCAGGATGCAATGAGTGGGCGGTTAAAAGACGAAACAGGCTGCGAGACAATTATTATTGATTCGCTTACAGAAATGCAGAGACTTATACGTGATGACATCCTTATGCAGAAAGGCAGCGCTCCTGGTGCGAATGTAAAGTTTTCACTTGCAGACTGGGGCGTTTTGACTGATCGGATGCGTAAAATGATCAGGACAGTACGGGACTTACCCTTTACGGTTGTTTGTACTGCGCTTGCTCAATATGAAACCGACGAATCTACAGGGATTAGGTACGCTATGCCGTCTTTTGATGGTAGGAAAATGCCCAATGAGATTTGTGGATACTTTTCGGCAGTTGGCTATGTTTATAGAGAGCAAGTCACTGAAGGAGAAGAGGTAGAGGTTAGGCACAAGGTAATGTTCCGTGGGCCATCCAACTACCTTACTAAAGGGCTTCCTGGACTTGACGCAACAGAAGAACCTGACGTTACGGCCATGCTTGCCAAAATTGGTAATACCGAGGTTGGGAGCCTTGATATTGCAGGTGATCCAAAACAACCCAAAAAACAACGTAGAACACGCAGGCAGCAAGCCAGCAAATAGGAGGAAAGATGGCACTTATTATTAATCCAACAGAAGAAGGTAACAGTGGTGGCGGCGGTGAACGTCGCCCAAAAGTTAGGGCTGGTAGCAAAGTCTTATGGGCCGCTGGTACTAAATGGGGAGAATCAAAAGCGGGCAATGTTAAGATTGACGTTAGGTTTCTCTGTGTTGAAGATCCAGATGGAGGGAAAGATGTAGGGGGGTTCATTTGGGATACTTTTACACTAACGGAACGTGCAGCTTGGAAGCTGTCGCAGTTTGCTCGCGCAGCGAATGTTGGTGAACCTTGGGACGCAGAAGATGAAACAGCAACGGATAATGTGCTTATGTCTTCCCCTATTATGGTTCAGTGTGAAGATGAGGCTGGGCTAGACGGCGCTATGCGTGTTCGCTGCCAACGGTATTCCACCTGGGGCGGTGAAATTACTGATGAGATGGAGGCTATGCTTGCTAAAGCAGAAGACTTCCACATGCAGGGGCAAATTAAAGCTGGAAACACTTCTGATATCCCTTTTTAGGTAACAGTTTAGATATGGGCGCAAGGTATAAGCGGAAATTGCCTTGCGCCCATTGGGGTACCAATGAATCGTACAGACTTTGTATTGAGAGCATCGTTTTGGCTTGATCGTGGAATTGAGACTTTAAGTGTAGGCGCTAAGCTTACTTTATTAGAGCTAATGTCAAGAGCAGACAAGGACGGTGTTGTAGAAATACACCGTTCTAAAATGAACCCTATTGATCTGGTTGATCTGGAGGCGTCTGGAGAGATAGCTGTATGGGTTGCTGGTGATGGTGAGTATGCGTGGATCGTTAGGTTTTCTACCGATCAGCCTTCTAAGGGGAGGTTTGCAATAGGGAGGAATTTAGACTTACCACCTCCGCCTAAAGATAAGGTCGTAGCTTGCCTAGAAATAAAGCGTGGGTGGAGGCCAACAGAAGCCCAAGCTAAACAGGCGTGCCCCCGTGCTTGGGGTTCTATTAAATCAACAGGTGTAGCGGCAAGTAGTAGCGAGGTCTACACGGTTTATGAAGAGTGGAGAAAACGCCAAATAAGGCCAGGAGCTTGTAAGCTCGGCCCAGCTACCCAAGAAACAATAAGGGGGGGGTTAAGAAACGCAACGGTAGAGCAGATCGTAAACCTAATTCGTTATGCTTATGAAGCAGATGAGCCTGGGCCTAGGTTTTGGAGGGGTGATAACCAAAGCGGGCGAAAATATCTTGGGCTGGACAACCTGCTAGTTGGTAAGAAAATAGAGTCCCGCTTACAAATGGTAAGTGAATGGCTTGAAAAAGAAACTAAGTCAACAGCTATGGGGGATGGTACGGACTTAGGGCCAATGGCGGCCTACAGAAGCCGTAGGCGCTCGCCAAGTAAGCCCCCAACCCCTACGGGCAATAAGGCCAGTGTAGAACAACAGGGGGCTACTGAGGGGCTTGTACCAGCAGGGACAAAAACTACACCTAACCCAAGGCCAAAACGCCTAAATGCTCAGTGTAGAAAAATACTGTGGTTGTTTAGGAATAATGGGGGCAGTGGTGTCCGTACTGCTGAACTGGCCAAAATAGCATTGAAATATTCAGCGAGAATTTCAGAACTTCGTGGGTACGGGTACCCAATTGTTTGTGAGAAAAGATCTGCTGACGGCAATAACCTTTACATGATGAAAGAACGGGGCAAAAGTGAAGAAATGGATAGATGAGTTAAAAAGTGCAAGCGTTTGGGAGGTAGCGACTAACCTAGGGCTTAAGAAGACGAGGGGTAATGGTGTCAGCCCATGCCCAAGTTGTGGTGTTATCACTCGCGGATCTACCGACAAAAGGGGGCCAGTTGGGGTTAATGGGGAAGGTACAGGGTGGCGTTGTTTTAAGTGTGATGTAAGTGGTGATGCCTTACAACTCGCCGCGTATGCTTTAGAAGGTAAAACACTTGCTAACTGTGGTGCAGAAGCGAAAAAAAGGATCTCCCAAAAATTCCAGAAATGGGGAATGGTGGGGGCTATAGAAAATAAGGGGGGGGGTTATCGGATTAGCAAAGTAGTCCAGACCCAAAAACAAAAAAGGGATAGGTATGCGCCGAAGCCATACATCAACCCAAAATACAAGTGGCATAAGGACATACTACCCGTATGTGAATCGGCTTTATGGGGTAGTGATGGTGCTTTAGTCCTGTCTTATTTACAGAGTAGGGGCTTCAGAGAGGAAACTCTTAAAGCTTGGTATATAGGCGCACTAATCATTAAGAATAATGATGGTAAGATAGTAGAGCAGTTTGTTGCTATACCTGTTTTAGATAAAGACGGAAAATGTGTCAACATGCGCTTTAGGAGTGTTCCAGGCGACTGCTTATATTGTGATGGGGCAGGTTGTAGAAGATGTCACCAAGTAGGGGAGGTTAAGAAGATCTACCTCCGTTGCCCTGGAAGGCCGACAACACTGTTTGGGGTGAAGCAGCTAAAAGAAGACAAGTCAGACGATGTGTATATTTGTGAAGGTGAGCTTGATGTTATCGCTCTATGGCAATTGGGTGTAAAAGACAATGTAGTAAGTGGGACTGGTGGTGCTGGTACTTGGGATGACGAATGGCTTGATATACTTGAGCCATACAGGCATTTTGTTATTGTTTACGATACTGATGCCGCTGGGGAAAAGGGGGCAAAAGGTGTAGCTGACAAGCTTGGTAGAGATCGGTGTAGTCGGGCAAAACTCCCAGAAAAAGACCCCGCAGAGTGTATGGAAAAAGGCCATTCCCCCAAAAGAATAATGATCGCGCTTGATAATGCACAACCATTATTAGAAGCAGGGCTTGTTAGGGTGGACGCCTATGCTATGGAAGTTGAAAGGCTAGTAAGTTCACCGCAAAACCATAAGGGATTATCTATAGGCTCCCAAAAAATGGAGGAAGCGCTTGGAGGTTGGAGGCCTGAACTTGTTGTAGTGACAGGCGACACAGCGGCAGGGAAAACGAGCTTTGTGACATGGCTGGCTCTTGAGCAAGCGAGGCGAGGAGTAGGTGTCTTATTAACGAGCTTTGAGCAAAGGCCGATAGGGACAGTACAGAAACTCTTGAGAGCGGAAGTCGGTGGGGACTTTACAGAAGTTGATCAAGCGACGAGAGCAAATGCGATGGCGACCCTTGGTAGCCTTCCTATCTATATGGTCGATCATTATGGTGAGCTTGCGACGGATCAAATGAGGGACTTGCTTAGTTACTCTTCTCGCAGAAGAGATGTAAGGTTTGCCGTAGTTGACCACCTTGGTTTTATGGTTCAGAACGCAGACGATGAGAGGAAAGCAATAGAGGCGGTAGTCCGTGACTATGCAACACTTTCTGTTCACTTAGGCATGACTATTGTGCTTATCTGCCACCCAAACAATATGTCTATCGCCCAACAACGTAGGGTCAAGTTGGGTGATTTGAAGGGCGCGAGTGCTATACGGCAAGACGCACATACAGGCATCGTTGTGGAAAGGATACTTCCAGGCAAGACAGTTGAGCATCCTGCGGCTGCCGTCCATATAGATAAATGTAGGTCTGAGTTTGGCCTGCAAGGCGCACGATTGACCTTATTTTACGATCCACAGGCTTGTGTGTATGGCGACACATGGGAAGAAACCCCCGCTGGAAGGGCTATGTCGTACCAGCATGTCCCATAGCCAGCATGACGGGGCGGTCATACTAAGTTGGGTTTGGCGTAACTTTGAGGTTGCTTCTAACCAAAAGTGTGGTATTATAGTTTTAGAGTACAGCAAAACAGTTGTGCTTCAACAACCTGTAGGAGGGTAATATGAAAAAGGTAGAACAAAACGTACATGCTCAAGCCATTGTGGAAGACTTGGCGAAAGGGCTTGGCTTTAGTATTTGGTGGCAGTTCAATAGCTGCTACGTCACACCAGATGATCTTAGGGCGCGAGTCGCTATTGCGGGTGGAGATGATACTAAGATCTCTAATATTGACCCAAGCACTGCATTGAAAGCAGCGGTAAGGGAATTCCGTCAGCGTAAAGGTAAGAGGACAGTTGCTCAGGCCGAAGTAGTGTCGGAAGATGGCGCTTATATAAAAGTAGGCTTGCTATACCACGAGCGAATCAGTGATGATGAGGTTGCTAAGAAGCAGCGCGAAACATTGCTGTGGGACAAACACGCAAGAGTCTGGATTGATGGTTGCAACTCAGCCCATGCAGACGCACTCCGCAAGAAAGTAGAGCACAAGCAACGCTTTTACGATGGAAATGAGGTTCGTGAGCGCATTGTGATGCCAGCTATTCGCAACGCATGTGGCTTTTCAATCAAGAAGGGTTGGTACTTTATCCCAACTGACTTTGAGGAAGAGATCGCTAATGCTCAGGTAGCCCTTGAAGGGCTTGAGTCATTCCAGTTGCACTGTGCTTCAGTTCCAAAGGGGCATGGTTGGGAAGCCCCAGTTGCCGCAGGAGCAAGCGAGTCTCTTGGGGATGAGCTTAGCGCCATCGGTGATCAAGTGGAAGGGTGGCTGGAAATGAGTAGGCGCGTGCGCAGTGATACTGTAGAAAACGTAATGACTCGCTTTGGCGATATTATGAAGCGGGCGAGCATTATGGAAGCAGCGCTTTCTGTTTCGCTTGGTGATCTACATGATCGTGTGAAAGAGATGAAACTCCGTGCAAACGAGGTGATTGATCTCAAGGAAGATGAGGTAAGCAGCCGATATAGTGCTCCAGCACCAATGAAGATTAGGGATACGCTTGCTTCATTAGAGGCTGGTAAAGTGCGTGAATCTTATCTTGCGATTGTTGGCGAAGAGCCACCAGAGGATCGTGAGGTGATGCTTGATACTTTGGCTGGACACATGGAAGGGCTGGTTGCATAGCTCTAATCCAAGAGGGGGGGGCGAAAGCCCCCCTCTTATTGATTCGTACAAAATTATTTTAGTGATATGTAAATAACCGTTTTTGTGTTATTATGTATTTAGAACCAAAACAGCTTGTAGGAGGGCAATATGGGACTGACAAACTTACAGACGAGAAACCAGCTTGGGTGCGACTTGCACGCGCATGATGCGTGGCAATCGCTAACCGAGGTTAGAGAGGCGCTGAAAGGCGCACTTATCAATAGGGATAAGGAAATAGATAGTGCCATTATGGCTCTATTGTGCAGACGGCATGTATTATTCCTTGGGCCTCCTGGTACCGCGAAAACAACAATGTTCAACTTGCTTTCAAAGGCATTTGGCTTCCAAGGTGATGAAGTATTCCGTAGGTTGATTACGGCGTTTTCTTTACCAGAAGACTTGTTTGGCCCTCTTGACTTCAAGAAGTTTGAGCAAGGTGATTATGTAAGGAAAACAGGTGGGTTCCTACCACACGCGAAGTTTGCGCTAAAGGATGAAATCTTCAAGGGTAGCGATCCTATATTGAACGCCATGCTCACGGCACTTGAGGAGCGTGAGTTTGATCAAGGCCCGAACAGGGTAAAGATGCCTCTTGAGACAGTCATTGGTTGTAGCAATGAATATCCTCAGTCAAGTATCCTTGATGCGCTTTATGATCGCTTTATGTTCCGCGAGTGGACTGATTACCTAAAGGACAGGGGCGCAAGAAAGGAATTGATGATGATGTCTCGTAATGGGGCGAGGCCAACGGTCAATGTTACCATTAGTTCTGCTAACAGAGAGCTTCTCCAAGAAATAACTGACAGCGTAAACATCTCAGAAGATCTCATTGAGATTATGCTTGATGTATGGGAAACACTTGAGGTCAAGCATGGCATTAGCCTTTCTGATCGTAGATGGGCGCAATGCCTCGCTGCTGTCAAAGCACATGCGGTATTGGAAGGAAGGACAGTTGCTATAGCTCGCGACTTGATGGTGCTTACCCGCGTGATGTGGAACAAGCATGATGAGCGCCCTTCGGTTTATGCGGCTGTGTCTCAGCACGCTTGCCCAGGACTGGTGAAGGTAGCCAAAGTACTGGACGGCGTGACAGGGCGCTATGCCGAGGTTGACCTAAAAGCACCAGGAGTTGACCACCTTGGCGCTTTGCTCCAAGTAGTCCGTATGGGAACAGATGAGATTGAGCGGATAGCAGGTGCTGGTGACATTAGCGTTGATGACTACGAGTACAAGAACGCTGAAGCAAAACTCAACTCAATGAAGAAAGAGGTTGGGCGAGCAATTGCTCGTAACACTGGGGCTTATGGGATGAAGTAGGGTATGGGGGCGAAAGCCCCGTCCCGTTTTGTTTTTTATACGTTGTTCTATAACAGTTTAGGCGTTATAATATAAGGGTAGGAGGTTGATCATGGAAGGCAATGGCTGGGATCTCAGTTCACAGAATGTTGATCTTACTTTGAAGTTGGATGGATGGCTTCATTACTTGAGTGAGAGCAGGGTGGAGTCGGTGGCAGAGCTTACGAGGGAAGTAGGCACTATGTCTAAACACTTATTGAAGAAGGCGGGTGCCGTACCAAACCTTTCCAAGGAAAGAGATAGGGTAGATACTATTAGTAAGGGAACCGCTAAAGAGGTGTTTTCAAGACTCTATTCATCTAAAGACTTGGAGCAAGTAGCAGACACAGGTTCTGGAACCGAACTTACTAAGAAGGCACACGAGATCATTTCTGGGCTGGACGAGTTTGAGTCCTTACGGCAACAAGTGAATGGAGATCCTGATTTCTGCGCTTTGTCTACAAGCAAGTTGATGAAGGCGATAAACAACGCATTGCCAGCCATGATCGAAACGATGGAAGAGAAGGCAAAGGAAGAGAGGGCAAATAAAGCTAAAGAGCTTTTGGGCCTTCCAACATCACCACCCAAGAACGATGGCGGCCCCAATGGGGAGGATAGTTTCAGGGCGGCTGTTCGTGGGGCTTGTACGGATGCGGCAGGTGAGGTTAGTGATGTGAGGTCAGCCTTGGCGGGCATTTCCCCTGGATTAGAAGCGGCCCCGCCCATGTTCGGCCAGCAAGACACAAAGCGGCTTGAGTTAGCACGCCAACTCCAGAACAATGACAGGTTAAAGAAACTAATGATGCTTGCTGGCAGACTAAGAAGGCTTGCTGCGGCAGAACGTAAAGAAAGAGATCCAGATGGGGTTGGGGTCGTAACGGGCGTTACTCGCGGGGATGACTTCATGCGTATGTTGCCAACAGAGATGGCGATGCTGAAAGTCCCACAGATGAGGACTTACCAGTTAGCAAAGATGGCAGAAAAGAAGATGGCCCAATACCAAATGGAGGGCGAGAAAAAAGAAGGTAGAGGCCCCATTATTGTAATGTTAGACACAAGCGGTAGCATGACTAATGGTGATCGCGCGATGTGGGCTTCTGCGGTGGCAATGAGTTGTATATCTACAGCACGACAAGAGAAGCGGTCATGCACGATCCTTGGTTTCAACCGTAGAGTTAATTTTATCTATACTATAGATGGTGATGGTGAGGCCTATTCGTACCCAAGCTCAACAGAGCTAGACAAGACGGTGCCAGTTGAAGGCGGCGCTCTTGAAGTATCGCTTAGGATGTCTAAGCTACAGTGTAATGGGGGCACGGACTTTGATGATCCTTTTGAAGTAGCACTTAGTTTGGATGAGGAGCATTCTACGAGGGCTGGTAGGGCAGACTTGATCATGGTCACCGATGGTGAGGCAGAAGTAGGCACTGAAACTTACCAATCGCTTGTTGATGCCAAGGAACAGACTGGCTTGAGGGTTTATGGCCTGACAGTCGGGGGTGGATCATTCAGCAAGGTAATGCACGAGGTATGCGACAACATTGTTGACATTGGCGCGTTGGCCAACGAAAAGGAGGTTGCAGGTGCTCTCCCATAGCGACAATCGCGAGATCTCAACACAGGAAAGAATGCGGCTTATGCACGTTGTTTCCTGTGTGTCTACGCTTAGCCATTGGGAGCCGATTGGCACCTTTGTTGAGGACGTAAAGTTAGCGCTGTCAGAAGGCGCTTGTATTGCTCACAAAGATCTCGATAGGGTTGCACGGTGGGCAAGCCGTTGGGACAGCCTTGATCGGCGCTTGAGGGCCTTCTATAGCGCCTTGCTGCACGATCCTGACTACAGGTGGGCAGCAGAAGCAGCCTTGTGGTCAATCCTTAAAGGAAATGCGCCAGCAAAGAGCAATGTTTACTTCACACTAAAGAACAGGTGGTTGGAAATGTATAACGAGCCACCATCTATAGAAATAATACCAACGAGGATCATTAGGCAATGAAAGTAGATAAAGAATTATTAGACACAACAAGCCAAGCATTCCAAGATTATCTAAAAAGTCTTGGGTACGAGAGTGAGCGGTCTGTTCCAATGAAGCATAGGATTCCTATCCCAGTGGGAGACTCTCAATCAAAGTATCCGCTTAAGTGGAACGTAGATCCACGGGGTTCCCTTGTAGAGATATGGAGGAATTCATGGACCTATGGGCAAACAGGAAGCCCTGTGTCGCAAGCGTATATTAGTGTCACCAACCCAGGAGTAGTCAAAGGTTGGCATTGTCATTTGAGGCAGACCGATAGGTTTTTCTGTGTTCGCGGGAAAGTTATGCTTGTGACGTTTGATGCAAAGGGAGCTTTCTTTAGCGACAATGTTGATTTTGATTATGAAGTAACGATCATGGATTCAGATAGGAACCCAGAGACAGTTGTTATCCCTCCTGGTGTTGTCCATGGGTGGAAAGCGCTTGGCAACGAGGAGTCTTGGGTGCTCAACATGGTGAGCCATGAGTACGACGGTACAGATGAGTGGAGGTGCGATCCGCACAGTCACGCCTTTAACTGGAACAGGAGTTTTGACGGATGACGACAGTACAAGTTTTTATGGCAGCCTACCTTATTGGACTATTTTCTGGTCTTGGGTGGGGTGTAGCTTCAGCAACACACAAACAACAAAAAGGGGAGAAAGATGACTGATAGAGAAAATACCGAGGCTTGGGCTTGGGTTTTAGAAAACCATAGTCTTATCAGGGCTACAACTTGGAAAGCGACCAAAGGTACACCCTTTGAGTATGAAGACATACGGAGCACACTAATCATCCGTATTGTGGAAAAGTTTAGTTCTTTTGATCCGAACAAAGGGACGGCTAAGACTTGGCTTTTTTGGCAAGTGAGAGCTGTTTGTTCTGGAATGAGGACTAACCACAAAAGGAACAGCCATGAGCCGATTGAAGGTGATGTATTGGATCACAGGAATACATATTCAAGCATGGTTGCTTCTGCTGAATTGCTTTTCATAAAGCCGCTTGGGACTAAGGCAGAATGGGATGCAGTATTTGCAAGGTTTGAGGGGCTTACCGAGAAAGAGACACAAGAAAGGCTTGGTGTGACGCCGTTTTCAGCAAGAAAAAGAGTCGCCCGTTTAGCAAATAAAATTGAAAGGAGAGCATAATGAGTAAAGAAGAAGAAGAGACAGTACAAGAAGAACGCCCGTTATTAGAGCTAATGCTTGAAGGGGGTTCTTTACCAGTCAACAAGATCTTCAATGAACTGGCAACAGAATGGATTTATGAAAATAGGTCTACAAGTGTTGGTTTGTCTGAATATCTTGGGATCAAGCCCCAATCATGCAGTCAGTGGAAGACTGGATCAGATGGCAGGAAGCCAACATGGACAGCGATGATGACTTTAGCGAAGGATCTAAAACTTGAGATTGTAATCAACTCTGATGAAATGTTCCTAAAGAAGACAAGCAGGCGCAAGGCTAAAAAATGAGCCACGCGAATAGAGGGAAGGCTTGGGAGCAGCATTTAGAGTTGTTCCATGCTCGGTATGAGGCTCGTGGGGATGCGGTAGTTATTAGGACACCGCCCCCCATGAGGATCATACGGAGCAACGCAGGAGGCACGTTTATCGCCTGCTATGAGAAAGAGGGGCCGCCAGATTATGTTTTGCTTGCGCGAGGCAAAGCAATCATGGCAGAGGCTAAAGAATGTTCGGCTAAGAGGTGGGCGCTGAAAAACCTACACCCACACCAAGCGAAGAGACTTACTGAATGGGCGAACCAAGGCGGGTACAGCGTAATCCTCCTCCACCACAAACCTTCATCTACTTATTGGACAATCCCTTGGCCAAGACTTCGGCCTATTTGGGATCGATGGTACATGCAGTCACTAGCGAATAGGCGTGCCGCGTCTGGTAGCGCGAGCATTGGTGTTGGTGAACTGGCTTCTGTTGGCATTCAGTTTGGTAGGGATGGGTACTTAGAGACAATACTGAACCCAGCGGCCAAGGCGCTCCCATAAGCTTATTTTAGATATTGTTATCTAACGGCGCGCGTGGTATATTATTTTAGTAAAAAGCGGTAAAAACCAATAATAAAGGAGAGCAAATGACAGATTTAGAAAGCGGTGCGTTGCAGAACGCGCTTACCCGTCAATTCAAGGAGGTAACAGGGTTTTTTAAAGATTCGCCTTATCAGTTGCCAGTAGCGCCAAGTAAGATGCACTGGTCAATGGCAAGATGTAAGGGCTGCTATTACCAAGAGTGCGACAATACTTACCACCTTATAGCTTCGTCTTTAGCGCAGGTAATAGAAGGGATAGCAACAGTAGTTGAGCCTGTGTTCTTGAACCTAAAGAACCACCCACAGTCAGTTGTGGTAATAGTTCGCTCCATAGCTGTCCTTGAGACAGTTCCGTGGCAGTATGCGGCTGGTGTGTTGTCTAATGAATCTGGTGAAAACGCACTATTGGACAAGTATGTGCAGGTTGTCGATCCATTGATCGAGTGTTTAGTCCAGTTGGTTGTGAATGTAGCAACAAGAAAAGAAGCAACGGTGCTTGCTGATCTTGACAAGCTGAACAAGAAACTCCGCAAAGCTGCCAAGCTTTCGCGGGAGTGGGCAACAAAGCCAGAAAGTGACCTTGGCCCTGTTGAGTGGTTCAAGGCTTATGACAACTGGCGAAGTATTTGGATAAACGTAGCATCTGAAGGTGGTTGGTCTTGGCCACCAGAAGTAGAGCCACAAAAAGAGTTACCGTTCTAAAAGCGGGTAGCGGGACTTAAAGGTCAAGCCGCGCATGGGAGATGACCTTCGGTTGGGTGAAAGGCCCATTCTAACAACTAACGAAAGGGTGAATAAATGTTTGAAATGATAGGCGGAACAGTATTCGTCATGCTTGGTATTAGCTTCTTCCCTGCTCTGTTTAGGGTTCTGTTGGCTACATGGCCGATCATCGTATTAGCGACGTTGTATGGTTATTTTGTACTTGGAATCACAGGCAAGGAAGGGGAGGTCACACCAAAAGCTTAGTGAGCTTGTGCTATAACAGGTTTAGTGGTATAACTATAATATGAGTAAGGCAATAAAGCCAAACGGCCTGTAGGAGGGCAATATGGAAGGGGATGTAGTTAGCGACGGTGTAAATGATCTTTATACCGCGATCATAGAGGTTTTAGAAATAGTTGAAGATGCTGGTTTAAAGCCGAGCACAGGGGCATTGCTTGTGATGGCAACAAGCGAGGAACCCAGTGAAGATCTTTCGGTTTATGAGTTTGCAGTCAAGGCAGGCACCGAGCCTGCGATTGTAACCCTCATTGCACGCGGGCATTTCTTTGAAAGCGGCTTTGGTAGTGACAACACTGTATCTACCGTCTTAAACGGGTGGCTATCTAAAAACGAGCCAGTTGATTTTGGAAATGATTGCGTGCATTGCGGTCAGTGTACGTCATTTGGTGGAGGGCTATTCGTAAACCGAATCCCATTCGGTAGTGACAAAAAAGAAGGCTACGTTTGTGAGCCTTGCCAAGAAGGGGGGGCGGACGAATTGAGAGAAGAGGTTCGTGTACTAGAGGGGTACATTATGGAAAAAATGAGTTTATCTAAAATGGATCTGGCTGAAATAATCAACGACCGAATGGGCGGCGGAATCATATGGGGGGACGAGTCATGAAGCTTGTAATAAGGAAATACAACGGAGATGACAGTTACAGTTGGGCTGTCTTCCGCAAGACGGATCTCCCGAAGGGCCACCGAGGGATTGTGTTCTGCAGTGAAGCGGAACCAATCGTTTGCGGATGCAGCCGTGACGAGGCGAAATCATACAAGCGTACTTTAGAAGGAGGTGAGTGATGTTGTTTAGGACACTTAGTGCAGAGGAAGAGGTTGCTTTTCGCGATTGGGCGAGGAAAAACTATATCCCTGGCGATCCTATCAAATCTGTCTGGCACCCCATCGTCCAGGCTGAATGTAAGGTAATGAACAGGACGCCAGATATAGAGATCTGGGTGCTTGATGACGGTGAAACTTGGACGACAGAAGAGCCAGAAAGGATGGAGGTTTCTGCTTACCAGTTGAACAGGTTGATCGAAGGAGAGCGGGTAGATGAGGTTGTGGCGTTGCCTACTTGCCCTGACCCCGCAACTTTAGTGAGTTGGGCGAAGTCAATCAACAACTGGCACTTTGAAGACCAGCCAGCAACTACTGAGGAGGTTCATCGGGCTTTCAACGAAGTAGTCCTTACGACGACTTGGGGTCACGAGATCCTAAAGTCTTTGATTATCGAAAAGCCGTCTGGCTTCTATTGGAGAGAACGGCTTGAGCCTGAAGATAGGGAAGGCTTTGCGAGGGATATTGAGCGCAGGAGAAAGTCTTTGGAGGTGAGCAATGGGTAGCGATACTTTTTGGACAAAGCCAGCGAGGCCTGGACAGCGTACACACCAGGAAGCAAAGGAAAGGGGCTTGTACGGCGACAGCGCCGTGCTGCATGTCGGGCCAGATTCTAATGTAGACTGGTTGGTACTGCCTGATGACCCTGCGCTTGGGGGGGCTGCTGGTCACCGCGTAAAAGTGAAAGCGACGGACTTAGATGAATGCCCTGTCTGCAACCAGCGAGCAAAGTTCCACACTACAAGTGTGGGGTACATCGTGATCGAGTGTGAACAATGTAGTCAGTGGTACGTGTGTGAACTTAAAAAAGAGGTGAGTGATGACAAAGGTAGGTTTAGTGTTGAGGGATAGGGTGGTGGATGCTTACGCTGTCCCATCGTTGGAAGGGCTGGTTGTCCACAGGAGCCTTTATGGAAGAGGCTTGTGGATGGCGACACATTTACCGTCCAAGTGTTCGCTTGGCGCAAAAGGAGAACCAACAAGGAAAGGTCTGATAGCAAGGCTGGAGAAAGCGCAGTCATTCCACCCTGTTGATTGGTCAAAAAGCTATGATGAAATGGACACAAATGTTGAGGGTATGCTCGCCAAGTTTTGGCGAACCTTCAACAGCACACGAGCAACGGAAGACCTTGAGTCTGATGATTCATGGAGGAAAGTAGGGTGAATAAACAAATAAACGAAGAAGGGTGTAAGATGTTTACTAGAAGTGACTACATGAGAGGCAACTGTACGCACGCACAGTTCTATGAGCAGATGGTAACCGATGAGATCAAGAACAACGTGAAGACGTTCGTTGGGATGGGGTATATCTTAAATTCCAAGTGCGAACACTTCAATGATGTGCCTATGAATATCTGGGACACTGCTGGGATATGCGCAGGCTACGCGATTGATGCAAAGATCAAAGAGGCAGAAGATGGCCCGTCCCTCGCGGGAAGGGTTTGCGTATTGAAAGCAGCCGCAAGGATTCTCAAGCGCGAATACGCTGAGCTTGAGGCGAGATCTACAGTGTCTAATCTTGAATATGCAGTAAGGAGTGAAAAATGAAAGAGATAGAAACCGATCACGAGATATTTGCCGACCTATTGCCACGCAGAATGTTTCCAAAGCGAAAGCCATCGCCTATCGTTTGGGAGTGGGGGTACTACAATCATATAGATGATGATTGGAACTTCTTCAAAACGCTGAAAGGACTCATTGAGCATTTACGGGGTGAAGGGTCTTCCTTATATGGCCAGATCAGCTTCAATAAGTATAGCGATTCACAAATCGTGCTGAAGCGCCGTGGCGAGCAGAGCAGGTCGGAAGACGAGGCAGAGGTCACGGTTACGGGGCTGCCTGAAGAGATGGAATATGGACACAAAACCCCGAAGAGGTTTATTGGGCAAGTTAGCCGAGCGCTCCACCTAAGAACAGTTGGTGCGCCCTGAGATGCCTTGTGTAGCTCACAAGCGGGTAGCGGGTAGCAAGGCGGCCCCTAACCCCTTGTGAGCATTAGGGGGGGGTTGGATAGGGGGGGGTATTATCTACTCAAAAATAAAAAAGAGGTATTTACAAAATGAATAGAATTGAGCTGGAAAAGAGAATACTGCTTGCCTGTGAAGAGGCAGAGGAAACCATAAATGATAAACAGGTTGTAGACGCGATGGTTTCCGCCTTAGCTACCTATGTAGAGACTAGAGGGTTGAATAAGGGGGTAGTGACTAAGACCTTTAGTTGCTACCATCGTATGGCGACAGAGGCACCGATGGCATAGTGCTGTCATAAATCAGGGATTGCTGTAGGAGGCAAAAAATGAAACCAGAACAAATAAAAACAAAAGATCCATACTGGATGGTGGGTAAGAAGTACCCAATGACCCAAGTGTGGCTTAGTACGATGAAAATGTATGTCAGGCCAAAGGTAGACGAACCTGTATCTCCTAAAGATTATGATTACGCTTTTCATATTAAGGATAGTAGAATTCCAGGCATCGGGATCTTTGTAGACCACACTGGCTTTATAGGGGAAATGTCGAGGTCATCGGTAACACTTCACGACGACTGGGTTCATTACGCCCCAACCGTTGATGTATCCTTGCGGGAAGCGCTGCTTTTGTTTGTCACTGATGAATTGCTGTTCGCCGCTGCAATTCAGCTTGAAAGGTGCCTGGATATGTTTGCGTATTCAAAGAACCGTATTGAGCTTATTGAGTATGGGAAACACCAAGTAGAGTTATCTAAGACAGTCATTGCAGAAGCTATGAAAAACAACATCCCTCCTATTACATACGCAAGAATAGTAGGTGAAAAGTTATCATTGGATTGGCTTGAGAAATCAGTGGAAGAAGTCGCAAAAATGGGAAGAAGATAGGAGAGTAACAAGAGTGGCCAAAAATGAGACATGACTCCAAAAAATATAGGGGAAGGGATTTTAGTGCTTGAAGGCAGCCAAGGTGAGCGCGACCACTGGTGAATGATAAAGACCGCACAACATAGACCATTGACTTAGACCTTTGTTGTCTTATGTATCTTTATCGCTGGGTCATACTATTGTGCCAAGACGGCTATCGTCGTGCATAACGTGTGTGGTATTATGTTCACAGTAGCAAGTAAGCTACGAAATAAGTAAAAAGGGAGTATATATGGAAGCAGGGGACTTGGTAATAACAAAGAACAGCCCGTGGCACGGGGTGGTCATAGGCTTTTCCAATACGGCAAAGGTCTTGGGTGAAGATGTAGCCCTAAGAAAAGGGAGCAAAGATGTGGCGAGGGTCATTTGGTTGCACGAGCCAAGTGCGAAAGTGAATTGCTTGCCTTCAAAAGAACTGGTGGTGGTTGGGAACGTTGGGGGTCATCATGTTGTATAGTGGAAGCTTACATATAGGGACTTGCCCATGTGATGACTGCAATAGCGGTACGAGCAAATGCGATAATACGGACTGCGAACAGATAGCCCTAGATGAGGAGCTAGAGGCTAATGATGGCCTTTGTAATAGATGTCACTTTGGCGAATGTGCCGAGTGCGGCGATGTTCTTGTCGATGGCCATGTAATGGACGGCGAAGGGAAATATGCAGAGCCTATGTGCAAAGACTGTTTTCTGATTGAACAAGCATTACCAAAAGACGATGGCGGGTCGCCCGCCATTTTGGAGGTGAAAGCATGAGGGAAGACTGGGAGAATGAAGCAATCTTATAAAGACTGGCATGGTCACACTAAGATCGCATGACACGTTTCATCAGCCTAACCTTTGTGGTATTATATAGGTAGTTAGCAATGGAGCTAACAAAACCACAGGGGATTAGAAATGACAGAACTATGGTACTACACGCATAGAAGGTACTGCACGCATAGAAACCAAGAAAGTATGGTATTTGAAGTCTGGGTGCGCACTGGCAGGCAGGAAGAATCTACTCTTGTTGCAAGTTGCAGAAAGCGCGGTGACGCGAACTTGATTCGTAAGGTTCTACAGGATCATGCAGACGCCAGAAGGAAGGTAGCATGAAGTACACGATACGATGGAAAGATCCAGATCGCGGAACGCCATGCTCGTATGTATGCCATGACAGGCAGTCGTACACGGAATGCGTTCGTCAACTAACAGAGCTTGGAATCAAGTTCAAAGTAACAAAGGGAAGGTAGAAAATGAAAGTACTAGTAACGACAAACAATCACGATAGGCCGTTCCTATATGGGTATGAAGTCCCTGAAGAAGTAAAGGCCGAGTACGACTGGCTTGATGAAGATGCGAAGCATGACAACTGGATTAAGTTCAAAGGTCACCATTACCATACAGCCGACTTTATGGCAGTGAATAATCCAGTCCACAACCCGAACCCTCCTGAATGGCAGGAAGGCTGGGATGGCTACCGAAGCGATAGCTTCTTCAGTGGAGTGGTGATCAAGATTAGCGACGATAACGAAACGTACAGAATAGGTACATTCATAGGGAGGTCAGGACAATGAAAGGAACTCTACGGAAAGGCGAAACATATACGATTTATGATGATGATAATGATATGGATCACTGGCAAGTTCTTCACAGTAGTGAAGTGTACACTGATGACTGTGATGCTGGTGACGACATTGGCCGTTGGTTCGCAGCGGTGAATGATAACCACTGGTCTGGCCGTTGGTTCGCAAGGAATGAGCGCGAGAAAGCCGAGGCTTGGGCGGTTAGTGAGCTTGATAAGTTGAAAAAGACCAGATGCCCACGCTGTGAGCAGGACACGATGCGCCCTGAGCAAGTGATGAACGCTTTATCAAGGCGGGACAACGAAACCTACATCTGTTCTTCTTGCGGAGTGGCCGAGGCGATGGAGGACTTCTTTACTAGTCGCACTAATAACGCGTGACGGGTTTCGTCCTTGTAACGTGTATGGTATTATGAAAACAGTAGCAATAAGGCTACAAAAACCACAAAAGGGGAAAGAAATGAAAGAAAAGATT